CCCCCCCCCAGTTTCCACGAGAAGTGCCCTATAAGGGGCTTTTTAAGCATTTTTACACCTTTTTAAAGGCTTTTCTTGCTCTTTTTACAAGCCTTTTCACGATCTTTCTTAAAATCCATCGAAACACTTTTATAACAGCTTTTTCATGGTGTTTTTAAAAGTTTCTACTATATAAAGCGCCGTTTTTATGCCTAAGATGCAGAAAAGAATTTTAAAAAGTTGTATTTTATTGTTGACAGGCATTTTTGAAAGTGATATATTAAGAGTGTAGCAACGATCTACTAAAATAAATTATAAGAAAGAGGTTTTAAAAAATGAAAATAGCAAAACATGAATACGAAGAAATAAAAAAAGGTATCGAAGCCAAAGGCATTGGAACGGTAAAAACATACAAAGAACAATTAAAAAAGGCGCAAGCGAATAAGTCAACTGTTATCTCAGACTTTGATACTCGGTTCATTTTTGGAGTGTATTATGGATGCGTGCCACTAGCTACACGTATGGCAATTTCGAACAACGATGAGTACAAAGATACTCATATAAAAACGGCAACAAAAAAAGCTTTAAAAGAACTAGGTTTATTATAAAAACTAATTTAAAATAAATTTAAGAAAGAGGTTTTATAAAATGATGAAATTAATCGAATTAGACAACGGACGGAAGCAAGTTTTTTACAACAATGTTTTAATGCAGTACGAAAGACATGGCAGCGATATATACGGCAATCCATTATATCGAGTTTATCCGATAAACTTTTCTTTTAAACGTTTAAAAAGTGTTTATAGAAACTATGAAAAAGGCGCTTGGGAAGAATCTTACTACCTTATCCAAAGCTATAACATTTTAGCAGATATTCAGAACATTGCCAGCGAAGTAAACGCAAAAAACACTTTTCCAGACTTTGACCAAACTTTATTGAAAGACTATCGGGAGGTTTCGGCGTATGTCTAATAAAACTATTGAAAAATTATATAAAAGTTACCTAAGCACTTGTAAAGAGTTCCGAGAAACGGTAACGTTTACTCAATATGTGAAAGGAGAATACTAAAAAATGGCGTTAACAATGTTTGAAAAAGAGAGTTTACAAAAAGAAAATGCACACCTTAAAAAAGAGCTAGCCGCTTTAAAGGCTAGCCAAAAACTAGGTGAAGGTCTTGACGAAAAAGAATTACAAAAGGCACTCAATAGCTGCCAGCGAATTTTCAAAACTTTAAATAGAGGGAAAAGAAGCCTTGTTCTAAGTAAGTCCGCTATGGTGGCTAGTGTAGAATATTCGGGAAGTGGCCGCTCAAAAACTTATAAAGATTGTGCGAAAACAGCAATCAGAGAAGCCGAAAAAAGCGCTTGGGAGATTATGAGCTTAGAAAACGACTTCAGAAACATTCATCACTTTTTGAAACATGGAACAATGAAAGCGGAGGAAAAAGACAATGCTTAATATTATTATAACAGTAATTTCAACGGTGGTTATTTTAAAGGTGCTAGAAATGGCGTATAAAAAGCTTTCGAAAAGACTTGATAAGTCTATCAAGTTTTCAAGAAAGAAAGCTAAAAAGCGTTTTATTATTGCACGTGTGACGGAAGAACAAGCATATACACTAAGATTATTAAAAGCTATTTCTAAAGATGATGAAGCTGTTTGCGAAGCTACAAATAAAGCTTTGCTGGAATACGGTTACGAAGAAGCGGGCGGGCATTCTTATGAGAAAGCTCGGGAAAAGTTTTCATCATTACCTGAAGTAAAAAACGGCATACCAATCGACGAAATAGAAAGCGATGAAGAAGCGGACGTTCAACCTTTTTAAAAAAGTTTAATAAAATGCTTGTAATCCGCTTGGTGATTTGCTATTATAAATGTAGCTAGAAAGGAGGTAACAAGAAAATGAGCAAAGCTTTTTATATGGCACTAGGTGGATTTTTGACAAGCTTTTTCACAGGGCATAGCACAGTAGCGTATTTTATGACTTGTGTCGTAGCGTTAACGATAGCCATCCAAACAATTTACAAAAAAGATTAGACAAAATAGTTGACAACGGTTTTCATAAATGCTATTCTATAGACAGTTAAAAGAGAGGAAGAAAGAAAATGACACAAAAATTTTACGTAGACAGTATTCTTTACAATCCATCAATTATCGTTTTTGAGTGGGATAAGAAAAACATGGAAGTTTCATTCTATAATAAAATTAAGGAGAAAGAAGAAACTAAAGAAATTAAGGCAGACCGTGACGGCGATCTATATTTTTATGCAAACGGTCAAACATTCTACAAAAGGCATTTACATGTAATAGAATATAAAGAAATAAACTTATAAAAAGTTATTGACAAGCATTTAAAAAAGTAGTAAGATAAACGTATAAGATAACAAGCTGCAAATACTCATTCGATAAGGTTAGGGCAATCCTTTAAAAAAGCCTAAAATAAAATAACAGAAAAGGCGGTTTTTAACATGACAAAAGAAAGCAATGTATTTTTAGATGAAAAAGGATTTTTTGAAACAATTATAGAAACTTTGGAAAATGGTTTCACAGGTTATTACTGCGACTTACACGGCGATATTTTTAACTATGGTGTAAATGCTGACATTACAGACTTGGAAGAATACGGCGTTTTTAATGCCCTCGGAGAAATCCAAGAATATGAAAAAGACAACTTTGGAGAGGTTTTAACTGACCTCGGGAACGCTTCGGCGGTTGCTGATATGCTTTATTATATTATCGGAGATAAATTTTTAAATGAAGCACTTGAGTTTAACCGAGTATTGGAAGAAGTTTCCGAAGACTTTTTCGGAAATACTGACCTATGGAACGAGCAAGCCGAAGAAGAATATAATAAAGCTATTGTAAAACGTTTAAAGGAGGAATTTAAGAATGTTTATTGTTAAAATTTATAAAGAAAAATCAGACCGTCAGTTAAAACTTTTCCATACCTCGGAAGAAGCTGAAAACTATGTTTTGAGAAAGCTCAAGGGAACTGATAAGAAAACTATTGAAGTTTTTGAGTGGGATAACATAACGCTAGAATTAAGCTACTGGAATCAGTCCACACGGCAACAAGAAAGTTATACACTAGAATATTAAAAAAGTTTATAAAAGTATGCAGCCAAAGAAAATTAGTAATTTCTAATCAAACTCTTATAAATTTCTCAATACAAAAACACTAGTTAGATGATAATATTAATGCATAAGATAACAACAAACAATTAAGGAGGATTTAAAAAATGAATTATGGAGAAATTTTGGAACAACTTGAGAGCGCTCAAAAAGATTTGATGATGATTGACGACTACTCGGAAGAAGTTTACCAAGGTATTTTAGCAGCTATTCAGGAATTAGAATATTTAATCGAAGAATAAAAGCATAGAAAAACACAAATAAAAAAATTATATGAAAGAGGTTTTCAACCATGACAAAAACACTAAAAAACATTATTGCAACTCTTACAATTCTAGTAATCGCTTTGGCTATCACTTCAGGAATAGCAATATTTAAAGCAGTAGAAAACGCAAATGAAAAAGCTATTCTTGCCGAACGTGTGGAATCTTTGGAAAAGCTTTCCGAAAAACAAGAATATGAAATTGCTGTGAAGTCTAATGTTATCGGCGCTTATCTAATCAATCATGAGGAAGAAGCGAAAAAAGAATATACCGAAGCTTACAAAGCACACAAGCCAACCTTATTAAAAAACTACCGTGAGTTTCACAAATAATTTAAAAATATTTTTTACAACTTTATAAACAGGAACTAGAAAAGCTTTTGAGAAAACATCTTGAGGGCTTTTCTTTTTTGCGTTTTCAAAAAGTCTGATCAGAAAAGGCGCCATCTTATTTTATGGAATGCTTTTAAACCTAGCGGTATGTACAGGCTTTTTCTAAAGCTTTCTAATGGTTAACTACCCAACTTCTTTCTTGAAACGTTATGAGAAGCCCTCTCTCACACACATAATAAAGCAGTGGGCAAAGGATTGTGCAAAGACTATTCTTAAATGCTGTTATTAATCCATCAAAAAGGATAAGAAAAGAGTGGAATTGTAAGAAAGAAATGGTAAAAGCCTACTAAACATAGGGGATTTTTAGGAGGAATGAGAGGGCGCCTTACAATATTATTCTAAAGCTTTTTCTAGGGTGTTGTGTGAGGGGTTTTTTCAAGGGGTATCTAAAGGGCGTGAAGGGGCGTAATCTCAAGGCGAATCTTGAAAGGCAAGTGCAAAGCTTTGCGATGGATTTGTTTTTATTAGAGCTTTTAAGAAGCCTTTGCGGAATGCTGTCACGGCGGGCATGGTGGAGAGGTGGTGAGTGAGGTTGTCGGAATGCTTTCACCAAGACTGACACTAAACAAGGCACACACAGGCACACGACAGGCATTATAGAGGCACCCGAAAGGTGTCCGAACAGTGTCCGCAAGGCTTACACGACGGCTAGTTTACATAATACACATTATCCAAAGTAGAAAGACCCTGACTCAATGCAATGTTAACAGCAAAGAGACAGAGTCTAACTAGAGTCGCTTGTGTGAGCGTGTCGGACGGTGTGACGTGAGAGCGTCGCGAAGCACTCGCAAGGTGTCGCGAAGCGTGAGGAAGGCGCAGGGGCGCAGGCGTGGCCACGGCGGGCGGGGGTCTTTGGGAAGGGCAGGGGGTAGCTTTTCCGAGGGCGGGTGGGGCGCGCGACAGTCAGCCTCTGACAAGTTTTGGGAAATCCGACATTATAGGCTTCCCGATTTATATTTTCCCGAAAATCCTCTATAAGGCGTTCCGACAGCTACCAGACAGCTGTCCCGACAAGCTTTCCTAGGCCATTCCGACAGCTATCCGATAAGCATTCCATCATTAGACGTCCGAAAGCTTTCCTCCTACCTTTCCTGAAGGCTCTTCTTTAGTGTTCTTTAAGAATAGATTCCACAAATAGAGAGGGCGCCGCCTGTCGGCAGCCCTAGAGGCTTCGCCTCTTTCTAGTGGAGTATTCACACAAGCGTTTATTAAGTTGTAGGAAGCTTATCTAGGCCGTTGCAAGGCCATTGGAAGAGGCAATCTTCCGAAGCATTCCCTTAATGCGTTCTAACATGCTAGTCACCACGCCTTTCCTTTAGTTTCTTCTATTATAGCACAAAAAAAGACGCCTGTCAAGGCGCCTCGTACAATATTTACTTATATGGAGTATCCTTAAAACCTTCGTAAATGTCTTTTAGCTGGTCGTAGAAGGCATATCGAATAATTAAGTAGATTCCAATAAGTCTTCCAACCACAATAGTGACGCTTAATCCGAAAAGCGCTGTAATAAGCGTGTAGATACCGAATCCTGCGACCACTGAAATAAGTAAAATTAGTAAAGTGTTGCTAAATGCTTTAATATTCATTCTATAAAAACTCCTCTTTAGCTTTATCGTATAGCTTAAATGTAGCGTCAATGTAGTGTTTAGCAGCAAACAGTACCCAAACTACTCCTAGAAACTGAAATACAGTAGCTGCTCCGAAAAGCAGTACGAAGAATCCGAAACAGCATGCTAAAATCGCTCCGAAAACTGCTGCAATACCTACTGTTAATGCGATTAATTGTCCCTTTGTTAAATATCCCATCTAAATGTCCTCCTTAGTTGCTTTAAAAGATTCGTTAGCCTGCTTCAATGTTTTAGTCAATTGCTTATATAAGACATCTCTTACGTCAACGTTAATAGTAACTGTTGGATATGGGCTTTTAGAAGGCTTGCAGGCATTTAATTCCGCCATGGCTTTTTCAAGCTCTTTCTTAAGGTGGCTGTTTTCTTCCTCAAGCTCCCATAATCGTTCTCCACAAGCCCCTAAAGACTTATCGGACTTTTGTAAAAGCTCATCTAGGTCGTTATAAGCACTTTCCACAAGTCGAAGGTCATTAAGCATTGCAACGCTTCCTTCGGAAGCTTTCTCAAGCTCTTCCTCAAGGCTTTCAATCTGCTCTTCTAATTGCTCATGTAAAAGCTCCATCGAAGAGATTTTTAAATCACGTTGTATTAGCTTCTCTTCATAGCTTTCTAGCTGCTCTGCCCAACGCTTTTTCTCAGCTTCGTGACGAGAAATCGCTGAAGTAAGCTGTTTATTAAGCTCTCCTGCCCGCTCTTTAAAATGCTTCTCGAGTAAGTTGGCATCACGTAAGCCTTCTTCAAGCGCTTTGATACGTCGTTTAAGCTCATTCTTATCGCTAAATAATAACATCTTCTCAATCCTTTCTTAATACTTACTTAGTATAGCATAATTCAGGCGCCGTGTCAACCTATTTATATTACAGTTGTGTTACAATCTTTACAGTTATGTTAAATATACTCCATTAGGTGAGACAAGCTTAAAAGTTTAATGGGGAAGGGGCAGGGGCGTAAGCCTCTGCTACTAACGAGCGTTACTCCAGCGAGTTAGTAAATCACTTGACCTTTCCTAAAAGCTTCCTGAAACGTTACCTAAGCCTTCGCTAAAGCTTTGAGACGTCTTGGTTACAGGTCGGGGATGGAGTCATGTGTTAATTGCTTTAAGGAAGAGTTTGTATAAAGCCTACTAAACCATATGGAGCCAATCACAGAATGTCCAGAGAGGACTTTGGTAGGCTTTATAGAGACCCTTCAAAAAGAATATAGAAAAAGCCTTCAGGAAAACTTCCCGATGGCTTTCTTTTTACATTTCTAAAGCTGTCAACATGCCGTCGATAAACGCAACAGCTGCTTCCGTGTCATAAGTGTCTTCAATAGCCTCTCTAGCAGCTTTTAAAGATTTAATAGTGTTATCGTTAGAGTTCACGATAAAGCCACTCTTAGGGGCTTTTAGGGACATTTCAGAAGGTGTCAGGTACCCAGTGGTAAAAGGATTACCTCCAAAAGCAATAGGTGTTTCGTCAGCCTCTTCCTTAGCTTTAACTAAAGCTTGTTTGATTTCTTCCATACAGGTATCTAAAGCGTCATTCCATCCCTCATCGTAATCATCTTCAGGACTGTAATCTATATGGGATTTAACATCGTTTAATAAAGCTTCTCCATCAATTAGTTTCATTTAGCTTCCTCCTAAAATTTTATAAAAACTGTGAAATTAACATTGCCAAAATGATTAGCCACGAGACTGCTGTTATGAATTGCCAGTTCTCAAGCATTCCATAAGAGGGTGCTGGCACGTATCTAATACGCAATCTTGAAACTTCCCAAGGCTTTGGCGACTCGTTTATTTCAAACCAGCTGTTAACAGCTTCCTTAATAGCTTTATTGTATGCTTCTCCGCTGTCTTCTGCAATGCCTTCCCAGTACCACTTATCACCGTAGGCTTTAAAGGAGACTTTATAGTAGCCTTCCTTAAAGCTTCGGTTATACTTAAATTCCATATTAAGCCTCCTCCTGAACGGCCTTAATAAAGGCTTTCAGCTTAGGCGGATGGAATCCACTAATGCCTGTGTCGTAATCTCCGTCCAATAAGACTACTGGAAAGCTTCGGAAACCAGCTAATCGTAAGCTGTCTAAAGTCTGCGTGTCGTTACGGACATCCACAAACTCTTCATCAAAGCTTACACCAGCTTCTGTAAGCACTCGTTTAGTCATTTTGCAAGCTTGGCAAGCGTCTTTAGTAAATACTTTAATACGGTTCATTCAAAATTCCTCCTAATAGTTACGTTACTTGGTTTACCTCATGTTACTGTCAATACTTGTTATTAGAACTCCTCCAATAACGATTAATAACATCATAATAAGTATAATCCACATAGGCTAGTCCTCAAGGCTTTCAATAATACTCTCAAGCTCTTCAACACGTTCTGAAAGCGTATCAACTTCTTCAGTAAGCTCTTCTACAGTTTCCTCAGAGCTTTCAAGCTCGTTCTCCAAGTCGTAAATTTGCTCTTCTAAGTGCTGAATCTCGCTTTCAAGGCTTTCTATTTCTAAAGAAGCTTCCTCAAGGTCTGCGTCAAGTCCTCGAACATCTTCCGCGTTCTCTTCACACCACTGCTCGTACATAAATCTATCATACTCAGAATCCACTAAGGCTTCTTGAAGCTTTTCTACAAGCGTTGTTAAAGCTGTTTCACGCTGCGTTAAGGTAGGCTTGCTCAAAGCCTCTTTTAAATCTTTCTCAAAAGGTAGTTTACTCATATTAAAACTCCTCCATATAGCTGTATTTTTCTTTAAACTCTTCTACAGGAATTGCAAAATGTACATAATGCTCGCTAAAGGCTTTTATTTCATCAAGGGTCATAGCACCTCTATTAAGAACTGCTTTAGCTGAGTCAATGTAATCAATCTTACCCGAAGTCATTAAGTAAAAGAACTCCCAAAGCTTTTCAGGGTCTTCTTGAGGAAATACTACAACATACTTAGGCTCTTCTGGAATCTCTTCAAGAGCTTGTTGTAAAGCTTGGATAAGCTGTTCTACTCCAGATTTATTAAACGTAATAAGGTTGTTAGTATTCTCAATCATTACAATCTTACCTCGAACACTTACCTCTACTGGAGTATATGCTCCTCTATCAATGCTTGCAATATTCATTAAACATTCTCCTCCCATTTCTTATCGTCTTCCTGACAAGCTTCATTAAACAACTCGTAATGCTCAGCTAAGATTCGTAAGCCTTCTAAAAGCTCTTCAGTAGCTTCCTCAGCTTGTTCTACGGAATGCTCTAACTCGTAGTTGCTAATGTTTTCAGAGCCTAGTTTTAAGATTTCCATAAGCTCCACTACACGTTCAGAGAGCTTCACTAAGTCGCTTTCAGTATACTTTGCGTACTGCATGCTATCAAATTCCATTAGACGTTTCCTCCATCTTCTTTAACGGCCTCTACAACCTCTTTTGGTTTACGTAGCGTGCTAAGGTATTCCATTAGCTGCTTTTCGTCTTCTTCTGCTTCGTCGGCCACAATGTTTTCGATAAGCTCATGGTACTCTTGAACCTTCATGGAAAGCTTCTCAATATCTTCTGCATACTGCTTAGCGATTAACTCGTGAGCCTCTTTTGAAAAGCTGTTGTTAAGCTCAAAATCAGCTGCTGCTTTACGGACTGTACCAAGCTTCTCAAGATACTGCTGGTAACTCTTTACTGAGTACATCTTAATTGCTCTCATCGTTATTCCTCCTTATAAGCCTCTCTGAGACGTTTTTAATGTGTTCGGGGATAATTACCCTAGAAGCTATCTAAAAGCTCTCTATGAGCTTCCTGTGGCTTTTAAAGTAGGTTCTCGCACCTGTTTCTCTTCTACACAAATAACTATAACACAGGTTTATTAAAATGTCAAGCGCTTTTCAACATAAATTTTAAAAGTGTGACAAAAAGCTGTATATAAGGTCTAATCTAAGAGGCTCATAGAAGCCTATTATTAATTACTCCAGAAAGGAGGAAGCACTTATGGTAAGAATTGGAAACAGAGAGTTAGCAGAACGTCAAAGAAAGTATTTAACAACTTCCAAGGAGCCTGACGAATACGAGGGAGTTGACTTAACTACATTAAAACCTAAAATGAAACGCTTTGCGAGACATTATATGCAGACTATGAACATCGCTGAAAGCTGCCGTTCTGTAGGATATAATGAAAGCTCTGGTTATCGTGTGTTAAAACGCCCTGATGTCAAGGCTTATCTGCAATGGTTAGTTTCAGAAAATGCTGACGCAGCTATCATGAGCCCTACACAAGTGCTAGAGGAATTAACTAACATTGCTTTACGGAATAGCTCTGATTACACGGTTACTGTAAAAGGAGATGTAGTAGAGAAACCTATTGACACAAGCGTTCAATTAAGCGCATTAAATAGCTTGGCTAAATTCCATGAACTAATGGCTCCTGACGTTAGAGTAGAACAATCTCTAAACATCGTTGTGGATATTACTGACGACGTTCCAAAAGAAGCTGAAGAGGTTGAAGAACAAGAAGACTATATTGACGGAGATTTTACCGAGGTTGAGGAAGAAGACAATGACGTAAGTTATGACTTCCTTTCTGGGTATTAGGAAGGGGATTATAATGCCAGTTGATGAACGTAACTTAGAGGTTATCGTCAACGACTTAATCAAAGACGTTAACACTCACGCCAACCAGATAGCTGCTATTCAAACAGACTTAGCTAGAATGACTTCAGACATGACAAGTGTTCGTGACTTGTTGATTAAAAACACTGAGCGTTCTGACGTTCTTATCGGCCACATAAAAGGCCAGTCTGACGAGATGTTAAAACTGTTAACTGACGGTGAGCGTAGTCGTAACGAAAGCCGTGCATTCACTCAGAAACAAGTCTGGGGAATCGCTGCTGCTATTGTTGCTGGGCTAGGCTCAATCATCACTACCATTTTAACGGCTGTACTAAGCTAATTGAAAGGAGGTGTATAAATGGAATTAGTAATTTCTATCGCAATTGTATTAGGAGGCGTTACCACAGCTTTGGTTAACCTTGTTAAATCAATGGAAGTGGTTGCTCCTAAGTATTTACCATTAGTTGCTTTAGGCATTGGAATGGTCTTCGGACTAGTTATGTCACCGTTGCTTGGAGTAACCTTATACGTAGGTGCTATTAGTGGATTGGTCGCGGGGCTATCTGCAATGGGATTCTACGAGTTGTCAAAAACTCCATCAGAATAACCTTCGACAGGCCTTGGGGGAGTTTCCTTGAGGCCTTTACATAATATTAAGGAGGACACAAAATGTCAGAACCAATAAAGCTTACCGTAACTAAACGAACCTTTAATGAAGCTTACTTACCCTACATGTATAATCAGCCCGAAGGACAACATCGTACAATGGTCTTCTATGGAGGCGCTGGTTCAGGTAAGTCTAAGTTCGTTGTTCAGAACGCTATCTTAAAAGGCTTGTCAGAACGCCGTAAGTTCCTAGTCTTGCGTAAGGTAGACAATACTATTCGTGACTCCATCTTCCAAGAGTTTCTAGTCTGCTTAGAGGAATGGAATATCCTAGACTTCTGTGAAGTAAAGGCTTCTTATATGACCATCAAGCTGCCTAACAAAACGGAGTTCATCTTCAAAGGTTTAGAAGACCCTGAGCGAATCAAATCCATCCAAGGTCTTACAGACATCATAATGGAGGAAGCCACAGAGTTTACACGAGAGGACTATGACCAACTTCAAACACGTCTCCGCCACCCTACGGCAAGACATCAACAAGTGTTTGTAATGTATAACCCTGCTTCTAAGGACAACTGGGTTTACCAGTACTTCCATAACCCTGCTACTAAGCGGCCTAAAGGCTCTAAGGTAGTATGTACAACCTACAAGGATAACCGATTCCTTCCTAAAGCTTACCTTGACCATCTACAAGACTTGAAGAACACTAACCCAGTCTATTACGAAATCTATGCCCTAGGTAAGTTCGCCAGCCTTGGTAAACGTATCTATACGAACTGGAAGATAGACTCTGAGTTCAAGCCTAACCAATTAGTTAAGCAAGGCTATGAGCCTCGTTTCGGGTTGGATTTCGGTTTCAGCAACGATCCCACGGTAATCCTATCAACACTGGTATCAGAGGCCGATAGAGTAATCTATGTGTTCGACGAGTTTGTTAAAACTGGTATGATAGCTCCTGAGATATTCGATGTTATTAAGCGTAAGAAGCTTACTCACCAGCTTATCTACGCCGACTCTGCTAACCTTGAAACCATCGAACAGATTAAACGCCTAGGCGCACGTAAGATTAAACCTGTTAAGAAAGGCCGTAACACAGTCCTTCATGGAATCCAGTATCTACAAGGATATACCATCTACGTTCATCCACGCTGTCAGAACACTATCAAAGAGCTTGAGAACTACGAGTGGAAACCTTCTAAAGGCTCTGATGATTACGAGAACGTTCCTAAGCAAAATGGATTCGACCACTGTATGGACGCCTTGAGATATGCAGTTAACGACCTCATTCCACGTAACAAGATTAGAACAATCAACAAGTCGGTGCTAGGGCTTTAAGACGCCTTAGTACCCTCTTGGGTACAATTATCAGCTAAAACTAAGGAGGATTCAATATGGCAATCCCTAACGGACAAATCAATGCTGGCGACATTATTACTACTAACATCCGCCGTAAACACTTCATTAGACGAAACTACGATATTCGAGAGCTTATCACACTAGCTGAAATGCACTCTCGCTCTTCTAGCGCTTATGGAGTTTTATATGACTATTATAAAGGCAATCACATTGCTATCCAATCACGCACATTTGACGACACTAATAAACCTAACTCAAAAATCGTTCATAACTTCCCTAAACTATTGGTAGACACTTCCACTGCTTACTTAGCAGGTGAGCCTATCACAGAATCTGGCGACGAGAAGACTATCAAAGCAATGCAACCAGTCTTTAAAGAGAACTATGTTACAGACGTTAACTCAGAGGAAGTTAAGCTTTCAGGAATCTTTGGACACTGTTTTGAAATCCACTGGATTGACCGTAACAAGAAACATCGCTTTAAAGCTGTGTCACCAATGAACTGTCTAATCGCTTATTCAGCAGACTTAGACGAAGAGCCTATTGCAGCTATCTATTACAACACTGTAATTAGTGACATCACAGGCCATCAAATCAGAACTTATGAAGTCTATACAGAAGACCTAATCTATAAATTCTCAACAGACGATGAGAGAGAAGTATACAAGGAGATTCCAGAAGAGCTTGAGATTAAGGACTATGAAGTACATCCTAACTTGCTTCAGAAATTCCCTGTACTAGAAATCATTGCTAACGAAGAACGCCTAGGTGACTTCGAGGCTCAACTATCTTTAATCGACGCTTACAATTTAGCTGTATCTGATAGTGTTAACGACATCGCTTATTGGAATGACGCTTACTTATGGCTACAAGGATTTGACCTAAGCGCTGATAGTGACTCTATTAGTAACATGAAGAATGACCGTGTAATTGTAACGGATGAAGACGGCATGGTTAAATTCATTACTAAAGATGTTAACGACAAGCATATCGAAAACATTAAGAACCGTGCTAAGCTAGACATCTTTAGCCTATCACAAACACCTGACTTGGTATCTAAAGACTTCACAGCAGCTTCAGGACAAGCTTTGAAAGCAGCTACCCAACCACTGGAGAACAAGTCAGCTGTTAAGGAATCTAAGTTCCGTAAAGTCTTAGCTAAGCGTTATGAGTTGGTATGTAGTTACCTTGAGTTTATGAACAAAGCTAAAGACTTGAAACCTAATGAAGTCTCTCCAGTATTCGTTCGTAACTTACCTCAATCATACGCTGAGTTAGCAGACATGGCCGTTAAGCTTCGTGACATGCTTCCTGACGAAACTATCATTAATCAATTCCCATGGATTACTGACGCTCGCCAAGAGGTTGAGAAAGCAGACGCACAACGTCAGAAACGAGCTGACATCGCCTTGCAGAACTTCAAACAGACTAGTGCTGTTCAAGGAGCTTCTACAGCAGCAGCCAACAAGTTGGATAAGAATCCAGCTAACACCTCTACCATCACAACTACTGACCCAGTGGCTGCGAAGGAACAGGAAAAGGCAATCCAAAAGAAACCTAAAACCGACTAGGAGGAATAAACATGGCACGCAAGAAGGATAAGAAGAAACGTCAAGAAGAGATTGAAGACGCCTTAGTAGCTTTCATGACTTCTCAGAACCACAAGTACCATCGCTTTACTGACAGCTTCACTGTCCTTCTTGATGGCTTTGTTAATGAGCTTATAGTAAACCTAGCCGACCCTAAGTTGGATACCTTTGCAATCCTTCAGGTAAAGCAGTACGAAGCTATCAGAAAGCTTCAAGCTACATTGATAGACTATCAAGAGGAGTTCAGAGAAATGCTCTTAGAGAGCATGTCAGACACCTTAGAAGAGACCATGAGACAGCTTCTTCCCAATAAGGCTATACCTTCAGCGACAGATAACAGCTATCTCGAACAGACTATTGCAGAGGCTTACGATTACTTTGAAGAACTCTTCTTGCAATTATTATTAGAGATAGAATCAATCGCTGTTGGAACAGTTCCATCTACAGAGGACATCGTAACCACTATCCAAAAGCTTCGGGATAGATTGTCCTACACACTCCGCCGCCATATTGAAGCACAAATGGCAGCCATTATAAACCTCGCTGTAATCGAAGCTTCTAAACAGCATAAGATTGAAGTTTGGAAATGGTGCATTCGTCCAGAGCTTACCGAAAGTGGTACTTGCGCAGATTGCCTAGCACTATCTGAGGGAGGTATTGGTAATGAGGGTCTATATACCCTATCCACCATGCCTTTGCTACCGAGACATCCACACTGTGTTTGCATACTTATTCCATACGTCTTATAGAGCGGTAATGTTAAAGGGCGCTCAAGAGGAAAAGAACTTTACACAAACTAATCTAAACGCACGCACAGGGCTTAATTGAACTGTGGAGGGCAGAAGGAGAATCTTATATTATGAATCCAGAAGAACAAGGTCAAGGACAATCACAACAAGTTGAATTATCACCAGAGGTTATCGTTGGAGCTATCGAAGCTAATCCAGAATTAGCACAAGCTATCCAGCCCCACGTCTTAACAAAAGACGCAGTATCTAGTTTCTTAAAAACAGACGAAGGTCTTGGCGTAGTAGCACCTATGATTGACCAAAGCGTTTCTAAAGGTATTAACGCTTGGAAAGAAAAGAACTTAGAGAACATCGTTCAAGAACGGTTAGCTGAGTTAAATCCTGCTGAAACACCTGAGCAAAAGCAATTAAAACAAATGCAAGCTCAAATGGCAGCTATTCAAAAAGATAAGCAAATGCTTGAAATGCGTGGTGTGGCTCAAGAAGCTTTAGCAAAAGCTGGTTTGCCTGCCTCATTAGCTGGGTATGTTTTATCAGACAATCCCGAAGCCGTTAAGCACAAAGTTTCAGAGTTAGACATTGAGATTCAAAACATCGTTTCAGGAATCGTAGACCAAAAGGTTGCAGGAATCGCAGCTAAAGCAGCACCAGCAAACACTGACGACATGTCTGGCTTAGGCGGTTCTAAAAACGTAGAACGATTAACGGATTTAACTGTTGAGGAAGCGACAGAGCTAGCTCGAACTAACCCTGCCAAATATCGTCAGTTGGTTCAACGTGGATAACAACAGATAATCATATAAACTATAAACATATAGAGGAGACTATTAAATATGGCACATGAAGTAACTAAAATTGCAGACTTAATTAACCCCGAGGTAATTGGTGCGTTCTTACATCAAAAAATGTTAGACAACTTAGTGTTAGCACCTTTCGCTGAAATCGACCGTACATTACAAGGCCGTCCCGGCGATACTTTAACATTACCTCAATGGAACTTCATCGGTTTAGCCGAAGACTTAGCGGAAGGCGAAGAATTGCAATCAGTTAAGTTAACTGCTGAAGACCGTAAAGCAACTGTTAAAAAGGTTGCTAAATCAGTTACGTTAACTGACGAAGCTGTGTTAAACGCTTATGTACGTCCAGTCGATGAAACTGTTCGTCAATTAGCTATGGCAATCGCAGGTAAAATTGATAACGACTTGTTCGCTGCTATGCGTGCATTAACTCCATCAGACGTTGAGATTACAGATAGCTACGAATGGGTATTAGACGCTCAAGTTGCTTTCGGTGAAGAGTTTGACGAAGAAACTTACTTGTTCATCTCTCCTAAACGTCGTGCGACAATCTTGAAATCTAAAGACTTCGTACACATTCAACAAGGCGTTTCAGTTATCAAAGGCCACTTAGGTGAAATCTACGGAATGAACATCGTAGTTTCTAACAAGATTGGTGAAAACGAAGCGTTCGTCTTGAAACGTGGAGCATTAACATTGTTAATGAAACGTGACTACATGGTTGAGGAAGTTCGTGAAGGTATGAAACGTCAAACTAACATCACAGCTGACCAACACTACGTAGCATTCGTTAAAGACGCTAAACGTGCAATCTTCATCAACAAGGTAGCTGCGGGAAAGTAACAGCCCCCAAGAATCTTCAAGCCAGCGGGGTTACTGAGGACTCGGTTACTCTGACTTGGGAAGACGGAGGGGCAAGCCTCTAGTAAGCTAAACGAGAGGTTGCGGAAATGTTCCGTAGCCTCTTTTACTTTATCACACAACAGGAGGAAAAGCAATGGCAAAGACTTATAATATTTACCAAGATGGAGTAAAGGTTCAGGAAGGCGTAACAGAGCTTACGAAAACCATTACAGGACTTACTCCAAACACTTCATACCAGTTTGAGGTGACAGCTGTTGAGGAAGGCGTTGAGAGTGCTAAATCAACTGCCGTTACAGCTAAGACTAATCCACGTTTAGTAGCTACAGTAACAGCTTCTCAAAAGACTATGTCACTAGCTGCTGATGGAAGCAAAGCATTAACTTTCACAGTGGCACCTGACGACGCTACTAACAAGGAGTTAGAAATCACTAACAGCAACCCTGAGTTTGCTACCTATGCAGACGGTACAGTAACAGCCGTAGCAGAAGGTTCTACGACTATCACAGCGACAGCTAAAGATGGCTCTGGAGCAACCGCTAACTGTGTTGTAACTGTTCAAGCACCAGCAGAATAAATACTATCCCAAGGAGGCTGAGGCGAATCGCCTTGGTCTTCTTTTAAGGAGGAAGCTAAATGGAACTAATTGAGAACACCGAGTTGTTCAAGTCGTTTGAAGACGTTACCCTACCGCCTGAAACAGAAGCCATTGACATCACCGACTTAAAGCTTATGCTAGGTTATGGTAACAGCACTATCCGAGACAACGTTCTGAAGGTTTTGAAGAAGCGTGCTAGACAGCATATCTGCTTGTTCATTAAAAAGGAAGTTAACGACTTCCCGATGGAGTTGGATTACATTGCCGACGAGCTTACAGCAAGCCGTATGTCACAGCTTAACTCTGAAGGCCTTAAAACAGAGTCTACGGACATCACTCGTTACGACTATAAGGACGACATCTATGCAAACTGGTATGGCATTTTGAACCGCTGGTTAGAACAGCAAGGAGAGTACCGTAACAAAGCATTCTTCATGCTATAAGAAAGGAGCTTACAAATGCGTTACAACGACATTGTGGATTTAATCCAATACAATACTTGGGAAGACCCTGACGACGACTACGGAACAGTCTCTTACAAAGAGCGTGGAACAGTTGTTGTTAAAGACCTTCCAGTAAGCGTAGGCTCCCTAAGAGTTCAAGGAAAGCTATTACAGAACCAAGACCAACAGTGGGAGAAACGCTACTTGATACAGCATAAGATATTCGAGTTGAAGAACCTTCGGGTAGACGCTGTTAGACGACATTCCACAGGTGAGATTTTAAATGTCTATTGGGACAACACTACTGGAACCGACCAGACAATCTCTTATAAAGTCGAGTACAGAGATATTCGGAGAGACGAGGAGAGTGGAGTCGTATGGCAGGGTTCTTAGAGATTACCAAAAAGGTTGATTTCTCAGCCATCGAGAAAGACTTCGTTAATGAGGTTAAGGATGTTGTCACTAAGAACTCAAGTCAAATGGCCACTGCGGTAAGATTCAACATCGTTCGTAGAGGAAACATTGACACAGGTACTTATTACGATGGAATCAACTCTAAGACGGAGGTAGAAGGAAAGGGTAAAAGCGTTACAGGGATTGTAGAGTCAGACGTTTCAGGAAACCCTTACGGACACAGAGGTTACGCTGTTTTCCTAGAGACTGGAACGGCTAGACACATGGCTTTCCCAAACTTTACAGACGCTTTAGAAGAGTATTCAGACATTCTTGTTGAACAGCTCCGTAGAATTAACGTTTAGGAGGAATTACAAATGAGCAAGAGACCACCTTTCAGAGCAAGGAGTTCTTCCGTAGCTTTACAAAGAGCAATCGTTAAGGAAATCAGAGCGCAGGGTATTAATATCTGGGACGGAGTTAATAAGAAACCTGAGTATCCATTCATTAAGATTGGAGAGGAGCTGACTTCTGGTAGAACGATTTCTAAAGACGCTATCGGTAAAATGCACAACCTTACTCTTCATATCTGGAGCGATTACGATAGCTCCTTTGAGGTAAAGAACCTAACTGACTTCCTTGTAGACTTATTAATAAACTCACCACTTCAACTAGAAGAGGGTTTCTGTATAGGTAAGAAGGAGTTAGACCACGTTCGTTATACGGAGGCTGCCAACGGCACTTACAAAAACGAGCGAGCATATCTATTCTTAGACTTCGAGGTAATCGATTCTACAATAGACCCCTATTAAATATTAAAGGAGACTTTTAAATGGAAGCATGTAAATCTAGCTACATTCGTGGTACGGCAGTATTAATCGAGGTACAGAACGACCTTGGCGAATGGATTAAAGTAGCAGCACAACGAGGCGGTACATTAAACCGTACAGCGGCAACGTTAGACGTATCTAACAAAGAAGGTTTCGGATGGGACGACGCCGAAGCTGGTAACAAGTCTTGGTCAATCGACTGTGACGGATTGTTCGTAGAGGACAACGAAGGTTTCCAAGCATTGAACGCAGCTTGGGTAAACGGAGACTGTGTACGTGTTCGTGTTAAATTCCCTAGCGGGTTAACTTACGTAGGACAAGCAATCTTAACTGACTTCCCTTACGAGTTCGGTTACGAAGACGCTGTGACTTACTCATTAACATTCCAAGGTAAAGGCGCTTTAGAAGAGCAACAAGTAGCTCCTACTATCCTACCTAAGAAAATTGAGTTCAACATGGATACTAAGGAAGTTAAAGTTGGGGAAACTCTTCAAGCAGTTGTTAAATTCACTCCTGAAAACGTATCTGACAAATCTGTGACTTACACAGCATTGACTCCAGCGTTAGCTACGATTGACGAAGCAGGATTAATCACTGGCGTTAAAGAAGGAACAGCTTCATTCAACGTTCGTTCAAACGTTAACACAGCAGTTTCAGCATTGGTGGACATTGAGGTAAAGCCCGCGGGGTAGTAGAAGCCCCGACCGAGCTTTCGGCAAGTGACATTAGCGAAGACTCTGTAACACTAACTTGGAAATAGGACAACCACAAAGGGGCTTTGGGATAGATTCCCTGAGCCTCTTTTTACATAACTAATATTAAAGGAGATTACAACATGATTATAAGATTCCAAGGTAAAGACCTTAACCTACGCTTAACATATAAATCAATCCACTTTCTGGAGTTAGCTTTTGACCAAGACTACGCTTCTTTCATTGCTGAGCAAACACCTTTCAACCAGTCGTTATACATCTTCTGGGCTATGCTTCAGAACGAGGCTGATTACGAAGGGGTATCGGTACTCGATGTGGCAGAGCTTCTCCAAGACTCTCTTGACAGCTATGAGTTCACCTTAGAGGAATACTTCGACAAGGTTAACAGCTCGTATGCTTCAAGTATCCTTGTTAAACAACTATTCAAAAACAATACAGGCTCGTTGCCCAGAGGAGGCGGAAGACGAGGACGAGCTTCCGAAGCTAGACGTAAGATACTTTATGGTATTGTGTACAGACTTAGGAATACCTTCCAGCGACTTTTGGACAAGTACACCATATGAGTTTAATGGAATGTTACGAGGAGCTTACCAAAGACAATCACGAGAAGCTTCACTATTCCTTTCTCTAGTGCAATCTAAGAAGCCTGTTAAATTAGAGAAGTACCAAGGCTTTGAATTAGTTAATGAAACCAACAAGCCTAAGACTACTAGAGACATGGCGGAAACAATGGATGAACTTGATAGAGCAGCCTTTAAAGAGGAAGAGCTATCTAACCTGTTCGACTACTTTGATTAGGAGGAAATTTAAATGGCAGATAAGGAAATGCGAATTAAGGTTAGGGTAGACAACTCTGACTATACAAGTAAGATGAAAGATATGGAAGGCACTCAGTCACGCTTGGGTAAAAGCACCGAGCAGACCACAGGAATCTTCGGAAGGTTCTTCAATAAGCTAACTGGTGGAGCAAGCTTAGCCAACAGCTCTATGTTAGGTCTTGGTAGAAGCTTCCTATCAACAAGCGTTGGGTTCGGTACTCTGACAGCTGCTGCTACACCTATGGCCGCTGCTGTTATGGGAGCCGCTGAAGCTACTAAAGCTGCTGGACGCTTTGCTATAGATTCCATCAAGGACTATTCAAACTTTGAAGGAACACTTAAACAAGTACAGATTATCGCAGGCGGTACACAAGCCGACATGGACATGCTTGGTGACACGGCTATCGAAATCGGTGGTAAGACTTCCAAAGGTGCTCAAGAAGTTGCCGAAGCCATGGTGGACTTTGCTAAGCTAGGTTTTACAGCTAAGGAAACTTCAGAGGCTATGAAAGGTATCGTATACGCTGCCGAAGCTTCTGGTTCAGGCGTACAAGAGACTGCTGGAATCGTAGCAACAGCGCTTAACGTATGGAATCTGGAAGCCTCTAAGGCAGAACACGTTGCTGACGTTTTAGCTAAGACCGCTAACGAAACGGCCGCTGACATGCAGGATATGGGATACGTTCTACAATATGCTGGTTCATCAGCTTCCCTAGCAGGAGCTTCTCTGGAAGACCTTTCAGCTATGGCAGGTATCATGGCCGACAATGGTATCAAAGGTTCTAAAGCAGGTACATCTTTACGTACAGCCTTCACAAACCTTATCAACCCAACAGACGGTGCTGCCGCTGCTATGGAAAGCTTAGGTGTACAGTTTAAAGACGCAGAAGGAAAAGCACGTCCTACGATGGATGTTATCTACGATTTACAAGACGCTGTTAAAGGTATGGATGATATTCAAATCCAAGAGCTTTCAACAATCCTATTCGGGAAGCCTGGTGCGGCTGGTATGTCGTTCGTCCTTAAATCCACTAAGGAGCAAGTACAAGACTTATCAAAAGCTTTGGTAGACTCTACTGGTACAGCTGCTAAACAAGCTGCCGAAATGCGTCAGACAATGGCTGGACAGTTAGACCAACTTGGAGACTCTGTGGACGCTATTAAATTAAAAATTGGTAGAGCGTTTACCGACATGTTTGCACTAGACGCTGTTAAAGGATTCAACAAGGCTCTTGATGGAGTTGACGAAGGCCTATCTAACTTTGGTAAAGGCTTCAAGCGTACAAGCGACTTGCTGGAAACTTCTAATGGATTAATCTCAGGTACAAAGGACGCCAACAAGTTTGTAGAAGCTGTTCGAGACGCAGGTACTAACCTTACAAACATTCCTTTCCAAGAGTCTTTAGCACAGTCTCAAGTATGGGGAATCGGAATCTCTAAAAGAGCTTATGAAACTAACGAGGTTATGTATCAGCTTAACAAAAGCATTCAAGAGTTCAGCTTCCTACCAGACGACTGGGAAGGCAAGTGGGGACAGGCTTCAACAATCCTTAAAGACTCAGTAGGTCAAATGGAGTTGAAACTTGCCTCAGCCGCAGCTAAAGGTAAGCATGGTGGGGAAGCTGATATTTCAGGTATCATGAATCAGACTATCCAAGAGAATCTACCAGCTTTGCAGACAGCTTTGGATGAACAAGTAGCAGTGTTCGGAACCGCTAACCAAAGCCGTTTAGACGCCTTGCAGACATTCTTCACTAATGAGAAGACTTTAACTGATGAGCAGAAATCTATTATGATTCAAGGTGAACTGACCCATGGCCAACAGTTATCGGACACCATTGAGACTAACAATGCTAAGATTCTCGAGCTATACCAAAGCTTAGGCCAACAGGATTATGCACAACGCCAAGAGACTGGTGCCGCCATAAATGCCCTGCAACAACAGAACTCTGAAATCCTACAAAACATTGCTACAACTGAGTCAAGTAGTATTGTTGAAACACTTAGAGCACAGGCTAGTAGCACTGGAACGATCACTCAACAAATGGCCAATGACTCTATCGCAGCCGCTAATCAACAATATTCTGAAACTGTAGCAGCTGCCTCTAAACAGTATGTTGAAACTGTTAGTTCAATTAACCATATGTCAGATGAATCTATAGCTGCTGCTGGAACAACTAGGGACGAGCTTATCGAAAAGGCACGTCAACAGATGGTTGGTACAGTAGACCATGCTAAGACTCAGAAAGAGCAGACAGTAGGAGAAATCCAAAAGATTGCCGACAAGTCTGAAGAAGTTGATGGAACGCATATTCAAATCAATGCTGACGCAGATACTTCTAGCGCAATGGAAGAGCTTGGCCAATTAGCTGCTAGAATTAACGACGTGTTTAGAGCCTTTGGAGAAACTGCTGGTAAGATTCAAGGCGGTATTGATGGCTTTGAAAGTAAGCTTAGACAAGCAGATAAATGGGTTGCAGGAAAGGTAGGCGGAATCTTCAAGGCTCGTGGAGGGCTTACTTCAGGCGTTGGTTACGGAATTGGTGGAGGCAATGCACAATACTCTCCAATGGCTACCGCAGTAGGTGTCGGAACACAGTTAGGACAGGGCGGTATCAATCAGGGCGTAATCCATAACGAGCGAGGAAGAGAAGTTACAATGCCTATCCAAAACGCTACTTACATGAGACCTTTCGCAGCAGCTGTGGCCAACGAGCTTCAAGCTATGGGAGGTGGCCTTGGTGGCGGAGGCGTTCAAGAAGTTATCGTTCCATTATACATCAACGATAGAGAATTTGCAAGAGCCACTAACAAAGCTATGACAGAGGAGCAGCAACGTGTCAAACGTATCGCTAACCGAGCTGTCGGCAAAAAGTAAAGGAGACGTTTAAATGACATGTTCTAATAAACCTAATTATACACCATTTGAATTAACTGGTCTAGCCCCTACTAAACAGTGGGGCTTAGGCCGTTCTGCTGGCTATGAAAGATTTAACCCAGAGGAGTTCCACGCCTTAGAGGACTCTGTTAAGATTACCTTTCCAGTAGACTTCCGAGGCAAAGTTAAAGGAAACCTTGTAACAAATCCTTCAAACGCAGTAGGTCACAACGACCAAATGTATCCAGAGAATATCCTTAAAGGAAGTAAGTACCTATCTAAACCTTCAATGCTATTTAATGGAGCAGTTTTTAATGAGTCTACTTTATACAATGGAGCAATCATCGCAACTACACAGGAGTATAACCAAGGGCTAATGTTCTATTGGGAAGACTTCCTAAGACCTGCCAAGCGTATTAAAGCAGGAGACCAAGTTACTTTCTCTGTAGATGTACGAAGCACTGGGGAAGACATTCCAACGAATGCTGTGGCCTTTAAAGCTACCTCAAACTTTGAGGATTATTACCACGTTATTGAGCAGCCTATCACTAAAGAGTTTACTAGAATTACTTTCACAACACGTTTCTTGTCTGAGGATTGGGAATGGGACGAGGCTTTTGGAATGTTCTGGGGAACAGAGAACCCTGCTGTTACAGACTATCCGTCATTCCTTTATAACAGAGATAAGCTTGTAGGTTTTATCCAAGCTGAGGAAAGCATTCAATTAGAGTTTGCACGGCCTATGGTATCAGTAATTGGTGCAACTGAGTACATCGAAGCTGGAGAAGACTTCTTTTCTGCTAACAAATGGGATTGGAAAAAAGCTTTGTCAAAATCTTACTTAGACGAACATACAGGTAAGTATGCTACTGATGGTAAAGCTGCTTCAAACTATGCTATGAAAGACTTCTTACCAATTAAGGATGGAGCTAGTTACATTAACTTCTACAAACGTACTACAGTAACCGAACCACCAAGCCCTATCAACGCCTATGGTAAAATACTCTTCTATAGTGCAGCGAATGAAGAATCATATATGAACCAGTACAAACTATTTCCAAGAGAGTCAAGCGTATATGGTGGTTATGCTGCTCGTATTGAGGTGCCAGACGGAGCTTCACACTACCGTGTAATGGTTACTTCAGAGAAAGGAAAAGCTTCGGCAGAGGTTGCAGTACAGCCTTCTAATGACAACTGGACAGAGTTTCGCCAAGAGTGGTACGACGCCATTGCCAACAAGCTTGATGGTAACGTAGCAAGAGCTGAAACTAATTACCGTACAGAACCTTTAGCAATGCAATTTAACATTGACTTAAAGAGTGCCGTAGAGAAAGTTCTTCCTAAAGTATTTGACGACCTTTCAACTGACGCTGAGAAACAACAGCGTTTAAGAGGTATTGCTGACGTATTCACCACGTCGGTCACAGCACGCTCAATCACACAAGGAGTTGGAGGCCTTGACTTATGCTTCTGGAGATGGCTTCCTGATGGCTCTAAAGCACAGCAGGTATTACAACAGCTTAAAGGAAATGGATTAACAACTGTTGTTCATCCTTCTACTTATCAAGAGTGGATTAACCCTAAAGGAGAAGTAGTATCCTTTGTTAAGAGTAATAAGCTTGTTGTAAACGAACTTTACTCAGGAGGAAACACTATCAAAGGATATGTGGATTCCATCATGGATACTGTTGTGTTAGAGATTAATGGAGAGCTTACAGACATTAAAGCTGAGGTTAGCAGAGACGCTAGCACATTTGTATTTAATAATGTAGGTGGCAAGTTTACTGAAAAGGATAATGTAAGAGTTGTTGGATACTTAGCTAAAGAGTCAGGTAAAAAAGACTATGCTAAGCTATTCTGGGCAACTAAGCCAGAGGATGTAGCTGAGTTCAACACACTTCCTTTCATGGAGGTTGACCACGTTGTTATGACGGCTTCAATCACAGTTACTCAATCACAACTAACTGAATGGGGATTCAACCCTAACCTTCAAGACTACCGTGTAGAATCTTTAGAAAGACCTATATCAACAACTGAGGAATATATGTTTGGCTCAATGGTTCAAATCACTCACGCTTACGACGTTTATGGGTACGTTGAAAGTAACTTCCCAGAGTTCTTCGGTGATTGCTACACATTCGACGACCGTATTCGTAAGATTAATGAACGGATTAAAGAGTTTAATTTAGTAGCCACTCCAATTGACACTGACGAATTTCCAGTAGGAAGTAGAGAAGTTCTTGCAAGTGCTGAAGCTAGAAATCCTGACCGAGACTACCTGATTAAAACGGAGTTAGGACAGACTGTTGAAATGACAATCAACAATTCTAAGGGACACTTTATCCATTCTAACGGTTATATATACGTGGGATTCGCTCGTAAGACACCTAGTGACCGAGAATCTTCAATGGCTCTTGACTCAAGCTTATCATTTAGCTTCTTGATGGACAGACAGTACGACAGCCTTCCAAGAGTCTTCCGATACAACTATCAGAAGCAGCCTTGGTTCTTGTTTGTAAGAAACATTAACAGAAGCGTTCTTGCCCCTAAAGTAAACTCTCTAACACCTATCAACGGTGGTACGAGACGTTATAACTTTGGAGCTTCAGAAGACGCTCGGTATATCTCAATGGACTGCTTTATCAAAGCTCCTGCCGAAGAGGATATGCCTAAGTTGATGGAAGAGCTTGCTGACTTCCTAGACGTTGGAGAAACGGTAATCCAATTCTCTGATAACAAAGACCGCTACTACAAGGTTATGCTAGATGGTTCAACAGACCTTTCTCAAACGCTTCACGTTGGGACGTTAACCCTGACTTTCGTAATGCTTGAGAATACCTCTATTGGTAAGCAGGTTGTAGAAACTGTTGAGATAGACAGTACTGAAGGCTCTGTACCATTTATCGAGCTTAACAACATGGGTACAGCAGACGCTTATCCAACCTATCAGTTAACCTTTGACGAGCCAGCTGGATATGTCGACCTTGTTGGTACAGACACTTCAGCTAACGTATCAATTGGACGCCGTCCTAAAGACACTAACGATGAAACTAAAGTAGACCTACGTCCACGTAAGTTCTATAGTAAGTTTACCACCACGGATGGAGCAGGCTGGATGAACATGAACGACACGCAGCTTCCTAACTTTGAAGGGGTTTCGGCTAAGCTTCAAGGAAGCGTTCAAAGAGCCAACGGAATTGGTAATCAGGACAAGTGGAACTACGGCGATACGAACCATAAAGGACACCATGGAGCAGGCATTATTGCCAACCTTCAAAAGAACGTTGACGACTTCTATTTAGAAGCTTCTGTGGTAGCTACAGGTAAGCCTGTTAAAAACTCTCTGAATGCTATCTTCGTAGTATTTTACGATGAGAACAACAGCCCTATAGCTTACATGAAAGTTGGTTCAAGACCTCAAGAAGGTAACCTAGATTGTTACGTGGCTTATGCAAGCGATTGGACTAAACGTAGAACGCTTTATAATGGAACCAAGTGGAAAGACTTCTGGGGCAAGGTTTCTGTACAGCGTAGAGATAACCGCTGGAGATTAGTTGTTGGACAATACTCTAACAGAAAGACTAACCCAGCTCCTGAATCAGTTTTCAACTATGGTCAAGGAATGCTTAAAGACACAATGGACACAGGTTGGTTCGACCTTCCATCCGAGTCTTGGGGCAAGAAGTTTGCCAGAGTTGGAGTGTTCTTCAGTCAGTATCATAACCGACCTAAACTAGGCCACTTGTCACTACGTAGATTAATCGTGTGGGAAAACTTAGAGAACTACAGAGAGAACCCTATTGAAGGAACTCCAATAATGTTCCATGAAGGCGACACGGTTGTAATTGACTCAAACAAAGCTCAAACATACCTTAATGGAGAATTAACGCCAGCTTTAGTAGACCCTATGACCGACTGGTTCCCAATAACCAAAGGTGATAACTACATTGGAGTTAATAACTTTAAAGGTAAGATTGACATAGTATATAACGAACGATTTAAATAAGGAGGAAAAGTATGATTACAGTATTAAATGCAAACGGACAAACAGTAGCGCATTTTGTCAATAACGTTAGCGAAGGGGTACCATACTTTGAGCCTACCATGACGGAGAATATAGAGACGTTGGTTTCAACGTTCTCTTTCTCTGTACCTTTGGAGTGTGAAGAGACCCAATACCTGACAGGCCTTAACAAGGTATTAGCAAAGGATAAGGATGGTGACTTACGTCAGTTTAATATCATCCATACAGAAGAAGTTTTCCAAGAGGTTGGCTCTCGTATTTTAGTGGAGTGTGAGGACTTCTCGATTAGCGAAATGAATGACACTGTAATCTATCCTTTCGATGGCCACAACCTTGGAGACACCTTAACGAAAGCTGTCAAAGGTACTGGATGGGGAGTGGAATACGCTGCTGACACATGGCAAGAAGGCGAAGTGCCTTTCGTTCTATCTGAGTACACAAACATGCGAGAAGTGTTCGGAAACATTCAGAAAACCTATGATGTAGACTTTAAGTTTACAGCTGAGAGAACAGCCTTTAACCAGACTAAACGGATTGTCAAAGTCTATAAGAACAGAGGCGTTCAGACAGGCCGTTACTTTACCTATAACAGAGATGTTATTGGAATCACTCGTGACGTGCAGTATGATACAATTAAGACAGCTATCCTACCTTACTACACAGGTGTTGAAGGAAAAGTATGGACACTTGCTAACTGGGCTCCAGTAAACCCTATTGAAGGATTCACAAAGGATAAAGAAAGCCCTCTGATTGTTCATAACCAAGCTCACTCAGACTATGACGAGCCGTTCTTCTTCAAGGCAATGCCATTCAAAGCTGCTGCTTCAAACCCTGAGCAAGTTTATCGACAAGGTGTGGAAGAGCTTCTAAAACACATTGAGCCAGTATATACGTATACTGTTAACGTAATCCTTCTAAATCGTGTTCAAGGATGGGAAGGAGAAACCCTAGCCATTGGCGACACAGTATGGATGAAAGAGCGTGTAGGCTCTCGTGAAATTGGATTGGAAGCGCGTGTTATCGAATACGTTTATCACGAAGACGACCCAAGTCTTGATGAGGTAACCTTTACTAACTTCCGTGAAATAGACACTTACGACACCTCTGACATTGCTGGTATCCGAGACGCTTTAAACGACCTTAAAGACCAAGTAGGCTCTAACACAGTTATTATCGAAAGCACTAGAGAACAGATTAGTAAGCTTGAGGAAGGCCAAGCAGGAATCATCACTGACCTTAATGGAAAGAACTCTATAAGCATTGGTGATACACCTAAGCCAAACCCTATTGATGGCGACACATGGTTCTCTACACGTGTTAATGAAGCTGGTCAAACAATCCACGAGATTAAAGTTTGGGACGGCATTGAGAAAGTATGGAAGCTTTCAATGGATACTTCTAAAGCCTTTGAGGCAGAGGACACTGCGAAAGCCGCTCAGAAAGACGCTGAGGAATCTCTCGGCAAGGCTAACCAAGCTGTGGAAGACGCTGACACTGCTAAGACAGCTGCGCAAGAAGCTTTGGATAGATACAACAACCTTATGATAAGCGGACGTAACCTAGCCCTTAACTCTCAAAAGATTACCGTACCAGATACAGGAGCTGGTACAACGTCTCGTAGGAAAACTATTCCATTATCTATTCCAACTAAGTTAAACACAGGCTATAAGCTTAAGTTTAAATACAAGTTAACGGAAGGTACTTTGCCAGAAGGTATCACAGTTGGTATCTACAACGTTCCTAAGCTTTCATGGTCTTCTAATATAGTTACTATCCCTACTGATGGAAAAGATGAAGGAGAGCTGTTCTCAGAGCTTACTACAAATGCTACTGAAGGTGATGTACTACTTATCTATCAAGGAGTTAGAAACGCTGTTAAGAACGGAGATAATTTTGACTTTACAGAAGTCTACATTGTTGAAGGAGATAAGATAGGAGACTGGCAACCAGCTCCCGAAGACGCTATCACAAGCATTACTAACCTCAACGGTGAAATCACTTCCCTAGTAACTAAGACAGATGGATTAGAAACAAGCTATAGTCAAATCTCACAAACGGTGGATGAAATCCAGTTGACAGTTGGCGACAAAGCTGATAAGAGTCAAATCACACAGCTTCAAGACCAGATTAACCTACGAGTTGAGAAAGACGATGTAATCAACCAGATTAACGTTTCTAACGAAGGTATTATCATCGACGGTGCAAAGGTTCAGATTACAGGTAAGACATACATTGAGGACGCTGTTATCACAGACGCCATGGTGGCTGACCTTTCGGCAAGTAAGCTTACAGCAGGAGTTATCGACGCTTCTAAAATTAATGTAACAAACCTTGACGCAAGCAACCTTAAAGCTGGTACTATCCAAGGTATAGACATAACTGGTTCGACAATTACTGGTTCAGAATTTATTACTAAATGGGATGTTCAGGAAACTAACTCACACGAGATTGGTGAAGGTGTTATTAAAAAGCGTATGTTCTCTATTGAGAATAAGATTTATGTAGAAGAGGGTGGGGTTGAAACGCTTCGTCGTAAAGACCTTTCTCAAGTTGCTACAGGAGGTATCGCTAATGTAGCTGAGTCATACGACCCCGCCACAGGATATTCTACAGTTAATAAGACAGTTAGTCTATCAGGAGGTTACCTAGGTGTTTCCTCAATCCACGTGAATGAGCCTGCTAAGAACTCTCTTACTACCATTCAAGATACTGGTATCATAGTAAATGGTAAGAAACAGTTTTCTTCATTCTATGGAAATGGACCAAACATGGATAAGATTCCTAATAGGTCTCTTCTTAGAATTGGACCTTTCATGGGTACTGACTTTAACACCTCCTCAGCAGAGCATTATGACTTGGTCTGGTTTAACTCAGAAAGAAGCGTAATGCAGTTCAAGAGGGCTGGTACATTTAAATTTGATATTAACTTACGACACCAAGGAGACGGAACCTCTAGTCAAGCTCATTACATCTATACTCAAGTTATTAGGTCTAGTAAAATAGATGATATGACTTCTAAAGGAGAAGATGGCTATATTGGAGCGGTTGGTAACACTAAAAGTGCCGAGCCTCTAATGCTTCGTTACATTGGTATGGGTTCATTCGTTATTGATGTTCCGAAAGACTGGTTCATTGGTTTTAGAATAGCTCTGCCAGACGGTAAGTATAGCTTTATCTCAAACGTTCCATCACTACAGATTACAGAAGTTTTCAAAACCTAACTAACAGGAGTTAAAAGCACTCTTCAAAAGCTTTGGGTGGGCTGTGGGAATAATATTAGAAAGGAGATTCATACATGGTTAAAGTAAACGATGTAGTAAGCTATGTCAACGGACTTGTCGGCAAAGGAGTAGACGCTGACGGTTGGTATGGCACACAGTGTATGGACTTAACAGTAGACGTTATGCAACGCTTCTTCGGATGGCGTCCGTATGGTAATGCGATTGCTTTAGTTGACCAGCCTTTACCAGCTGGCTTCCAAAGAATCCGTACCACAAGCTCTACACAAATTAAAGCTGGTGACGTTATGATATGGGGTTTAGGATACTATGCTCAATATGGTCACACAGGAATCGCAACAGAGGACGGGAGAGCTGACGGAACATTTGTCAGTGTTGACCAAAACTGGATTAACCCAAGCCTTGAAGTAGGTAGTCCAGCAGCTGCTATTCATCACAATATGGATGGTGTATGGGGAGTTATCAGACCTCCTTACGAAGCTGCTTCAACGCCTAAACCACCTGCACCAAAACCAGATAAACAAAATCTAGGACAATACAAAGGAGACGATGATATTATGTTCATCTATTACAAGAAGACTAAGCAAGGAAGCACTGAGCAATGGTTCGTTATTGGAGGTAAACGTATCTACTTACCAACTATGACTTACGTAAACGAAGCTAACGACCTTATCAAACGTTATGGTGGAAACACTAACGTAACGACTTACAACCACGACAACTTTGGACTGAAGATGATGGAAGCAGCTTTACCACAAGTTAAAGTATAAACATTAAGAAAAGCCCAAGGGAAGGTTACTCCCAAGGGCTTTTTGTTTGTATTAAAATCATTCTTTAAGCTTTCCAACAGTCTTACGTTGGCTTTTCATAGCTTCTTCAATCCTATCAGAAAGTCTGCCAGCACTTAATGAAGCTTTCTCAGACTGCACTCCAATATTTCTAAACGAAGCTAGCGGAATGCTTTTCTTACCTGTGATGTCGCTTTTCTTAATAACTCCAACAGTGATTTCAGAAGCGTCAAATGACTTCGGAAGCTTATAAAAGTTATCGTTACGGTAGTTTAAAATAGCGTTTCGACCTCCTCTAAGGTGTACTCAGTTTGTGGAGTAGCTTCGTCAACAGCTTTCTGCTGAGCCTTCTCAATAGCTACACTCATGAAGCGTTCCATATATAGTAACCGAGCCTGACTGTATGAAAGTGTTGGATAACGTGCGTTGCCACTGTAGTCTGCAACAGCCATCTCCAAGAATATCTTCAAGGCTTCTGCACCAAAGCGTTCAATATCCTTCTTCATGATTGCTCGTAAAGTCTGCAGGGAAGCGTTGATGGGAACTCTCCCATACTTCTGTTGATTAAGGTGTGCCACATACTCCATGAAAGTAGTAGTATTCCAAAGCTCTACTGGAGCGTTTCGCCAATCCTTTGTGTCAACCTTATTCCCTTCAGCGTCTTTGTAAAGCTTATTCTCTTTAGTTCTTATCCAAGCCATAATAAAACCTCTCCTTAAATCTTTGATGAATCCATCATAGCACATGGTGGGCGGAATGTCAATACCTTTTGTACAATTTTTATGAGGCAGTTTCAAAGGCGACTGGAAGGAGCCCTTTAGGCTGTGAGGGAACTTCCGAACGCCTTTCTACTATACTATATGCTACAGCTATGCTTAAACCTAAAGACCTTACGGTCTTAAAGTTCAAGTAATAAGCTTCGTTAACACTTCAGCTACAACCTCCTAAAGTCGGTTGTGAAACTCTTTGTCAAGCTCTTTAACTCTCTTAAAGACCCTAAGACCATTATACAGCTTTTCGATAATCCTGTCAAGCGAATTTGTAGAAGAACTTTTATGGATTATGTATTTGTAAGGTTGTTGTAATATTTGTAACAAAACTGTAACAATAAACTTTATAAAATGTTCAAAACAGCTTGACTTTTACATTATAATATGCTATACTAGTGAAGTAGTAAAGATGAAGAAAACAACTTAGGAGGAAATTAAATTATGGCTAAAGGTTTAGAAGCGATTGCACAAGCAGCTCAAGCACAATCAAAAGGTTCTGGTGAGCAATCCAAAAAGACTTACCTTAAAAAAGGACAAAGCATTCGTGCACGCATTCCAGTAGACACATTAGAAAACTTACACGTAAACCAAGTGGTATCAGTATTTGAACCGCAAGTGTTACCTACTTTATCATACCATGCAGAAGGCCGTACAGACGTGCGTGACTTATATCATGAAGCAACTGAAATCATGTTAGCAGACCACCGTGCTAAAGTTGAATCAGGGGAAATCGAACGTGGTTCACAAGCTGATAAAGACTCTTATAAAGCAGCTCGTATCTTAACTCCAAAACCACTTATCTTGTTCGGTGTAATTCCTTTGGCAGACTTCACACAAGGCACTAAGAAAACTAACACTTACCCAGCTGGTGAGCCAATCTTATTAGAAACTAACTTAGGCCGTGACAATGCTAATATTGACGCCTTAACGAACTTCTTATCAAAAGAAACTAACGCTAAGAAATTCCCTAAGAAAGCCTTTGAGATTACTTGCGAAGCGGCTAACCGATACACTTTCACACCTTTAGACGATGAAGACTTAACGCCTGAAGAATTAGAAGTGTTCAAAGCTACAGAAGGCGCTACAGTCCCTGAAGAAGATTTCGAGAACGCAATTTTTGAAAGCACTATTGAACGCCAAATTGAAGACTTGAAGAAAATTGGTTTCGATACAACTCGTTTACCAAACTTACCTACAGTTGCTCCAGCCGCTGATAAAGGCCCTGACGAAGTTGGTACAGTAGACCCTTCAGGAATCGATTTCTAAAAACTATACGAGGGGCTTCGGCCTCTCTCCTACTATAGGGAGGACATAAAGCATGAAGAAAGACACACCAAAAGTGAATCCAATTAAGTTTACAGAAGAGGATTACTTCCGCCTATTACAGACAGTCGTTATGACAAACACTTTCATCGGCTCTCTATCAGCTGGCTTCCAAGGTAAAGAACGCTTAGAGAAGATTACTAAAATCGCTGAGAACATGTTCGTTCTTAACCGCTTGATGGAATCTGCTGAAAGCAATGGTGAAGACTGGGGCGACGAAATGTTGCTAGACTCTTTATACACGGATTCAGAAGTTCTTGTAACTAAGTATAAGCACTTGTTGTCAGAAGACCAGTTAGAGTCTATTAACAACTCTATCAAAAACTTTGCGGAATCAGCTGAGAAAGCTCGTAAAGAAGCCTACGAAGAAAAGGTTGCACAAGCAGAAGTAATCGACTTTGAAAAGGCCAAGAAGAAACGAGGCAAGTAGCCATGGATAGATTAGAGTTATTCACGAAAGTAATTGCAATGCCTTTTGATATGCAAGAGGTTCCCATACATCCATTAGCAATTACCTTTTCAGACACATTTTACCAAGACGACTTTCCATTAAGTCAGCTTTACGACGAGGCAATTGCAGAAACTTTGTGGAACGCTTCTTACGAAATCCTCCACAATGAAATGGCCAAGGCTAAGTCGGTAAAAGTATTAATTACAATCTTCAATCCGAACACCTTGATGGAGGGAACGCTTGTGTATGAAGCTATTCCAGAAGACTTGCAAGTAGCTATTGACACAGGAGTCGTAGAAGACGTTGAGTGGGAATCTCGTGAGTCGGTATTCCAGCACGACCTTCATTACTTCTTTAAAGGATATTAATGGATTACTCAAAATTTAAGTTAGGCGACACAGTAATGTATCAGGGGCAGCTTTGTGGAGCAGGTACTGTTATCAACGGCCATACCTACACTGTTGTACAGCTTACCGCAAAGCCTCGTCACGCCTTTATCATAGATGAACACGGCAACAAGAAGCTTATCCAAATGGGTTTCAACTTCGCTAAAATAAAAGAAGCTTAAAAAGTGTTCAAAAACGCTTGACAAAAGCTTCAATATGTGGTAATATTATTTTAGAGATGGTCGAAGGGTAATATCGACGTTAAAGAAAATGCTCACAGTAGACATAAGTACACAGGTAGTTCAGAGGCAAGAACACCTACCCTTAGTGAACCTTGAGCAAAACTCAAGTGGAGAATGGAGACGGCAGGTTCGAATCCGCCCCTGTGTATTAAATGAGTGGTTAGTGTAATGGTTAGCACAACAGTCTCCAAAACTGTTAGAGAGGGTTCGATTCCTTCACTGCTTGTTCAAATAAGTATTATGGAGGTTTGTAGAATGAATGTTGAAAGTAGAAATAGTGAGAAAGCATGGAACCGTGCCATTGTGAAAGCTGAGCAGGAAGCTGCTAAGAAGAAAATGGAACGCCTTGCTAAAATGCGTGCCAAAGCTAAACGTAAATAGCTCCAATAAGTAGGTAAGTAGGTAAGATGGATTTCTTATCTGCTAGTACATAAGGGAAGTCCCCGACTGCAAAGGAGAGTTAGCTACTCACCAAAGCCTCGCCCGACATCCCTAACCAGTCAGTTAGCATAGTTTAGGTTAATGCACAACAGTCTTCCTATAGCGCTTGTCGGAGGCTGATTGGGAAAGGGGTTCGAATCCTCTACTGGCGCCTTACATAATTCCTCAGTAGGACTATATAGAAGTGAAAAGAAACTTAACGTGCTTTTATATAGTGTGAAGAAGAGGTTGGTAAAGGGAACGCTCAATAATCCTTTACTGTAAAGTTTATTTCCGAAGCGTACTATAACGTCTTGGAGCGGAGCTTTTTGTGAATCATAGGAGGGTAGTAGCAATCCTCGGCCAAAACTAGCTACACTCGTAATGGGAGGCGTCCAACTGCCTCGGCCAAAAGGTTGAACATTACCGATACGCTGTTAACCAAGGCCTGTAGGGAGGCTATCAGCAGCGAATTAGCCAAGAAGTCAAGAGTAGCTCCCTAGTGAATTCTTCTGAAGCTGGAGTTGGCTACCAGCGGCCTTATACTCGGGATACAGAATGTTGTCCACCTTGGATAAGTTCTGTGAGGCGGTTCGATTCCGTCTATAAGGCATTGGCTGTTTATCAGCTTATTCTAAAACACCTCTTTCATAAGACATTACCTCCTTTCGATTAGAGCAGCCTGTGGAACGGCTGTTCTTTTTTTGTTCATAAAAGCTTGACAAAGTTTTAATATTGTGTTATGATTGATTCATCAAAGAGTTAGAGGAGAGGTTTTATGAAACGAATTGTAGTTGATTTGTTTTTCTATGCTATTCTTCTAGTTATTGTAGTGGCGTTGATAGTTTTTCTTAATAACTCAGTGCCAGCTTTAGCTTTTAAAGCTATAGTAAGTTTAGTTTGGATGTCAATGTTAACAGCTTGGTTATATACTTTAATGTAGAGGAGAGGTTTTATGAAGAGTTTAGGAATATCTAAGGTAAACTATGTGTGTAGACATTATGGAGGAACGGTTCTTGAAGACGAAGTTGTAGAGATTGTTGGAGAGTGGACTAGCGCTCTAGGAGACCCCATTATGGAAGTGTTGCCAATGGATTCAGAATCCAGAGATGAAACGGTTGTTATCAAAGCTTATAATATCCATAGAATGAGTCCAGAAGAAGTATTAGTTTACCATTTATATAATCTTGAGTGTGATTTATTCGCCAACGTAGACTATGGTGGAGAGCCTTTTACAGAAGCTTATGTTGATGGGTATTTGAAAGCATTAAAAGATATTAAGGAGGCTATTTAGTAATGGAAGACTTAGTAACAATTTCATACAGTGAGTACGAAAGATTATTGAAAGCAGAGGCATTTCTAAATGCTTTGGAAGCTGCTGGAGTAGACAATTGGTCAGGGTATGGAGACGCTTGGGATATGTATGAAGAGGAGGATATTTAATGAGCGGAGAGTATGTAGCAATCCGTAGCAATGCCACAGGGAGTCTTTTATATCACACTCAAGAATGGCTTTTCTGGAGAAGTGAGCGATCTTCAATGCCATGTAAAAGCATTGAGTACATTGATATGTCTTTGTGTGGTATGGAAAGTTTCTATAAAGTAGTATTTAAAGCTAATGAATACACTTACGAAGAACATTTACCTTGTAACGCTTATACAAGTATTTCTATTATTAGCAAGGAGGAAGCCTAATGGAGCAAAGTAAGTATTTTGTATTCTTCCTTGTGACAGCAGTAATATTAGGAGCAATTGCACTAACTTGGTTAGCGTTCTATATGATAGATGTATTCATAGTCTTATGGTTCTTAATATGCTTAGTTATTTTTGTATGGGCTTCAAGCTAAAGGAGGAGTTTTAATGGAAACCATGTACACAGTTATTTATGAAAACCACGTAGAAAGCGAGCCATCACTTTGTGGAGGAAGCTTCTTGACGGACGCTCCAAAAGCTGATACAATTACCTTAATGAAATTCGGCTCAAGAGTTTTTGAGGTTACCTTTGTGGATAAAGCCGAGAAGAAGATTTATGCGAAACGAATTAGATAGGAGCTGTTGGAATGCTTGATACAATCCACTTAACAAAGGATATTAAAATACATGTGGACATCCAGTCTTACCTAGAGCGTTTTGAATGGGAGCATGCAAAGTGGACTGAAGACCGTTTAATAGCGGCCTCTCCATTCCGCTCAGACAGCCATCCAAGTTTCTTCGTAAACTATAACAACGACTGGGCAGGCACTTGGGGAGACTCAGGTACTGGCGATTCAGGAAACTTCATACAGCTTGTAGCAGAGCTTCACGACACAGATTATGAAACAGCTTTTGAAATGCTGAAAGAAGAGTTTTGGATTAGACCTTACGAAGCTCCTTCAATATCTGTTAAGCTAGGTGTTAAGAAAGAGAAGTCAATCTTTGACATACCTGTCCATAATCCATCGCCATATCTATTAGGAAGAGGAATCTCAGAGGAGACACAGCAGCTTTACAGAACCTCTGAGGACGAGTATAAAGTCTGTCTCCCATATATTAATGGAATGGGATTAGCAACAGCTTTGAAATACCGTCGGACAGACTCTAAAAACTTCTTCTATGAGGCAGGTAACAATCATTTGAAAAGTATGTTGTTTGGCTATCATGCAATCTATGTAAAGCTTCCTAAGACTGTTGTTATATGCGAGGCTGAGATAGACGCTATGACAGCTTATGAGATGGGATTCGTAGGGATTTCATTAGGCGCTGCTAACCTTATTGAAAACCAAGTGGAACTCATTAAGAAAGTCGGTCTTGACAACATTATCATAGGCACTGATAACGACACTAAAGGAAACTTAGCAGCAGAAGAGATTGACCAAGCCTTTTGGAAGACTCATAAACTATTCCGTTACGAAATGCCTAATGGATACGACTTAAACCAGTATTGGCAAGAGTTTAAAAAGGCTCCACCAATCCGTAAGATAAGCGAACCTAAACTTCTTAGAAGAAAACTATGGTGGGTACAGTAATATAAACTTTAGAAAGAGGCTTGACAAGGCCTCTTTTTTATGCTATCTTAAAGGAGTAGTAAGGAGATGTTAAAATGAAATTGAAGAATTATAAAAAACCTTGGACACAAGAAGATATTGACTATTTAGAATGGTTCTACCAGAACCCTGAAGAAGGCTCCATCAAAAGCGTTGCAGAGTTTTTAGGAAGGACTCCTGAAAGTGTTAAAACTAAGTATTATGAATTACGTAGGCAAGGCCTGTTGGAATACCCATCAAGTATTAATAAGAAATGGACTGAAGAAGAGCGCCAATACGTATTAGACAACTACGGAAAAATCCCTAACAAGGAAATGGCAAGAAAGCTTGGCGTAAGCACTGCCAGAATAATTCAGTTAAATTGGTATCACACACATAAAAATAAAAGTGTGAAAGGCCTTGACAAATAGTTACAAACGTGTTACAATAGTGAGGTAGAAATTTTTAGGAGGATTCCAATGAGAAAACAGACCCTTTTGGAAAAGCTTAAACTAGTTACAGGAAAGACAGATAAAGAGCTAAATCCAACTCTTTCACATATACATATTCAATTATGTGGAGGCTCTGGGACAGGTGGTAAGTTCGGCGCCGCTAAAGTTCCATACGACTATTCAGACAACTTCTTATTTAACTCTCCTGCTAGAGTTGCCCAAGAGCAAATCTACAAGCAGTTAGAAGTTTATGTAGGAAGCTTCAAGAGAGACTTCATTAAAGACGGTAACGTAAACCAAGATGAGCGGCCAATCAAGAATCTATACTTATGGAGTGAGAACAAAGGCAATGGGAAAACTTCTACAGCAGCTGCTCTCCTAAATGAGTATATGTTCATGTCTTGGCAAGCTTCGGTAATCCGTAAAACAAACATGAAACAACCGCCTGCCTACTTCCTTGACGTAAACAGTTTCCAAACGCTTTACAACAAGTTTACTAGAAATGGAATCGCAAAAGACATTGCAGAAAAGACTTCACGAGAGTATTACGAAATGATGGAACTAGCCGAGTCAGCTCCTTTAGTAGTGTTCGATGAAATAGGTAACCGAAGCGCTACCGAAGCTTTCCGAGCAGACCTTCACGACATTATTAACAAACGAATGGTAAACAAGCTTCCATCAATCTTTACAAGTAACCATCCAATTGACTACTTGGAACAAGTGTTTGATGAACGCTTAGCAGACCGTGTACGTGAACGAACTATCGTGTATCATTTCGAGGGCGGTTCACATAGAGGAATATAGGAGGGATTAGGATGGCTTCAGTTTCAGCTGAAATGTTATTATCAAAAGTTATAATTGAAAACGATGTGCAGGCTTTAAATAGATATGGGGTAAGCGAAGATTTATTTCAGTCACCTATTCATAAAGAGGCTTACAACTACATTATTAACTATAGTAGGGAAAATGATGGTAATGCGCCTGCATACCAAACTCTTCTAAGAAAGGTTCCTGATTTTGATTTCCAAAGCTCTGCGGAAGAGTCTTATGCAAGCCTTACTAAAAGCTTAAAGAACTCTCGTTTACAAGTAGCTACAGCAGCGTTCATAAATGCTGAATTAGGGGAGTTCTGGGAAAACTCAGTTAAAAAGGACGACCCAACAGACTTCATTAACCAGACTATCCACGCCTTAGAAACAATTAAGGCAGAGAACTTAGTTAACGGAGCTAATGGACACCGCTTAGAGAAGGCCTCTGAATGGTACCTACAAGAGTTCTACGACCGCAAGGAAGGTAAATCCGTTAAGTTCTGGAACAGCCACTTTAAATCTCTAACAGAGCTTATTGGAGGAGGCTATCAGTCAGGAAACCTTTATACAATCTTTGGTAGAAGTGGTCGAGGAAAATCTACTGTAATGTTAGTAGAAGCATTGGAAGCAGCTATGAATGGAGCTAATGTTCTTTATTACTGTTTAGAAATGCCTAAATATGAGTTCACTTCAAGAGCAGTAAGCTTCTTATCAGCTCGTAAAGAGGTTAAGAAAAGCCGTATCAATGGCTCTGATTATCTAGCAGGATTTAATATTTCAGACATTACAAAGGCTTCATTTGAAGACTTAAACGAAGAACAAGATTTCGTTGACTTCGTTACCAACTTAAATGATTTCATAGAAGGTTCATTCACTTTAAGAGCAGTAGACGACGACGACTTTGTTAACCGCTCTGTTGCCCAGCTAGAACGAGATATAGTAGAAACAGGAGCAGACTTTGTTGTAGTAGACCCAATGTATTATATGCACTATGAGAAGAACACTTCTAAAACAGCAGGCGGAGACGCAGCAGAAACTTCTAAAGCATTGAGAAGACTTGCAGGCCGTACAAAGTCTGTAATTATTGCTGTAACACAGGCTGAAGAAGACTCCAATGAAAAAGGTGGAGACGAACGCGAACTAAACATTCCAAAACGTTCCAATGTTAAGAAGACAATGGCGTTACTTGAAGACGCTTCTGTAGTATTGGCTTTTGATAGCTGTGATGGAAGATTTGCTATGGAGATTGTTAAAGGCCGTTCGGGGCATGAAGGAGAAAGTGTCGAAGGTATCTTCCTACCAGTAATTGGATATGTAGAAGAATCATTATTAGAAGAAGTAGGAAGTGTGTTTGATGGAATCGAATTTTAGGGAGGAATTTACATGATTATTTGGTCTTTATTTGATAGTGGTAACGGATGTTACTCCCAAGTTTTTAGTAAAAAGGAAGGAGTGGAAAATTATAGTATAGGAATGGATAAGGAGAAAGGTACTAGCAAAAATCATCTTAACTTAGATTTGGCAGATTTGAGTGGATATTTCGGTAAATCTAATATGATTAAAAGTCTTGAGAAGTTACCTAAGCCTGACGTTATAATAGCTAGTCCGCCTTGTGAATCATGGTCAGTAGCGAGCGCAATGGCTGGAGGTAATGCTTGTTGGAATCACCTTAAAGGAGACCCATTCACTATACGAACAGCCAATGAATATGAAAGTGTTCAATTCAAACATGAGAACTCGTTTTATAATAGAATGAACGGCGAACTTACAGTATTTAATCTCATTAAAATTATTAAACATTTCCAACCTAAAATTTATATAATTGAGAATCCCGCTTATGGAAAGATATGGGAATACATTGATAAGGTATTAGGATTTGAGTTGAAGTATGAAAATTTAACATATTACAATAACTACGGATTTGAAATAAAGAAACCTACTAAATTTAAATCAAATATTAATTTGAACCTAAAATCAGAAAATGTTAAAGCTGAAACCAAATTTAGAGAAGCTTCTAGGATAGGCGGCTCGTACAATGTACGGTCTAACATACCTTTATCCTTAGTTGAGGAAATATACAAACGAATCAAGGAGGAAGCCAATGAGTTATTACCTATCTCAAATGAACAACCTTAAAGAGAAGATTCGCTATGAGAAAACTTATGTTAAGCTTATTAGAGAAAGCATTGAGCGTATCGGAAAGCCTACAGGAGAATATTCTCTAGGCTACACCGACGCATTGAAGATGGAATTACTAATCCACCAGAAGATGTTAGAAGACGCTCAGGAAGAGTTATTGAAGCTTGAGAAAGAGCGTAATAGATAGGAGGAACGAAAGTGAATTTAACTACGGAAGAGTATATTATAACTAGTAATAAAAGCAGCTCCAAAATATTTAAAGGTGTTCCAGAAGGTTCTAAGTTTAAGGTAGTGTTAAATTTAAACGCTTATAGGGGCTATGGTCAGCAAAAAGAAGAGGTTGAGGTTTGGATTGAAGTAGCCTTCACAAGAGCTGTAATAACTCATAAGACTACTCTGGCAAATGTTAGAAAGGTACTTAAATCAAACTCACTTCAATATGAGTTAGCTAATAAATAACAATAGTGTTCAAAGGGGCTTGACAAAAGCCCTTTTTTGTGTTATACTAGTCAGGTAGGAAGGAGCTAAACAATGACCGTAACTAATGAACTTTGGAAGCCTTTGATATTCAAGGGAATCCACTCAGACATTTACGAGGTTAGTTCAGAAGGTTTAGTAAAAAACAAGTTGACTAATAGGTTATTAAAGCCCCAAGACTCTGGCTATTTACATGTTAGAATACCTCTTGACGGCAAGTATTATAATGCTAGAATCCATCGAATTGTCGCAGAGACCTTTTGTGAAAGGCCTGTGGGATGTAATGTGGTAAATCACATCAACGGCAATAAGAAGGATAATCGAGCGGCCAACCTTGAATGGATTACTCAAAGAGACAATGTTATCCACTCTATAAGGTTACGTGAAGAGGAATCTAAAACCCTCTCTATGATTGAGAAAATGGACAAGCTTCTGGAAAAACTATTATCACCAGAGGCTAAAAAAGAGTTTATGGAGGAATTTGTAAATGGCTAAAGGACTAAAGGCAATTAACGAGGCGGCTGGAAAGACTCTAGTAGACACTATCGCAGAGGACTTTGAACGCCAATTAAATAAATGGGGAGCAACTGGTTATACATACGATAGCGACGTACATCACCAACTTATGCGAGACTATCTTAAAATAGTTGACCGAAACCCTTTTGAAGACTTCCCAGAAAACGTTCCAGTATTCCGTTCAAGTGGAACTGGTAAATGCTTACGTGAACAGACTTTGTTCGCTATTGATAAGCTTGAAGGAAGCGACCGAAAAGACCCTCCTAAAATGCAGTCTCACCAAAGCCGTTGGGTACAGATTGGAACCAAGGTAGGGGACATGATTCAGGAACAAGTCTTAATGATGGAGAAACATTACCAACGCTTCACAAAAGAGGAGTGCCACTTCCGTTTTGAACGAACTGAAGAAGGCTTCCCACACTTTGAAGAATTTTCGACAACCTTCAAGAAGTATAAGTCAGGCCGAATGGAGTTCATTACAGGAGGCTCTATGGATGGCATTATGATTTGGACTGACCCAGCCACTGGTGAAGAGTATCGGGTAGGCCTTGAGGTTAAGTCTAAACAAACTACTCCAGCAGCTACTAGCAAGTTCTCTATGAGACAGCCTAACTCAAAACACGTGTGGCAGGTTAAGAACTACGCTATGTTAAAAGACTTAGACATGTATTTAATAGTCTATGTAAACTGCGCTCACAAGTCTTGGGAAATGACTGAAGAAGACTATGCGAAGAATCCAGACTTACAAGTATTCGGTGTAGATATTACCGAACAAGATAAGAAAGACGTCCGCAATCGTTTCTTCACAGCGATTGAACATGCTCATGCAGGAACGCTTCCTCCATTAGAGCTTAGTGGATTTACTTTCAGCGACTATAAATACGCCTTGGCAAACAGCCTTACTTACAAGGAATTAGAAGAGCTTGAGAAGAAAGCAGTCTCTAAGTTTGATCAGAAGGCCTTAGAAGAAATCAAGAAGATTAGAGGAGATGATAAGTAATGAACGAAGGCATTTATGACGGCATTCCAGAAGACATCTTACAAGAGAAGTTCTATGGAGTGTTTGTTAAATTCCGTTGTGATAATTGCACTAAGCCTCTGGCAATGCATATTAGTGAACTTTCTAAGGAAATGTTAGACGCGACTTATTTGCAACGTGAAGAAGGCGAATCGAATGTCATTTTAAAGGACGTTAACACAGGCCTTGAAATGGCTTTTGACTTAACTGATATTGTAATTTACTCTGCTAAAGAGATTGAATTAGGTGATACAGAAACATTTCATAGATTCGCTGAACATATGGCTGATATGATGTTAGGAGAAGATGGCCAATGAGATTTATTAGTTTTGATGTAAGCAGCGTTTCAACAGGCGTTGCAGTAATTGACAGAGAGCCTTCTGGATACCTTACGCTAATCCATACAGACATCATTAGCACGAACCCTAAGCATAATGTGGGGCGCCGTTTGAAAGACTTTGCTGAAGCTGTTCAGATTCTTCTTGAAACGTATCGACCAGACTATGTTGTTAAGGAGCAGACAATTGCTAGGTTGGCTACACAGCATATTCTAATTAAGTTTGCTGGAGTATTAGACATGATTGCTGCCAACGAGGGATTCCCTAAGATTTACGAATACTCTCCTACGACTGTTAAAAAGGTTGTGGGAGGACATGGGCGCTCCACGAAAGAAGCTGTATTAATGGGTACTACAAAGTATATTAACTGGAATGAGCCTATCGACTTAGTTATCGACGACATTTCTGACGCTGTAGCTATCTGCTTAACACACCTTGACAAAGAGTTTGTGTTAGTTCCATTAGGGGAAGTTGAGAAAGCTAAAGAAGAGGCAATGGTAGTGGAGGCAGAGGCTTCTAAGTACCTTGAGGAGGAAAGCATATGAAACAGCAATTAAGACTGGCAATTTGTGGAACTTCTCGTGCTGGCAAGGATACTTTCGCTAACGTACTTAAAGATAAGCTTGTTGAAATGGGATTTGCTAAGGCTGATAAACTAGCCTTTGCAGACCCTTTAAAACAGCTCTATAAGAACTACTTCTTTTATAAGGAAGACAAAGAAAAGCCTAGAGACGCTTACGTAACCATTGGCAATGCTATGCGAGAAGTTGATGAGGACGTGTGGATTAACCACCTTCTAATAGCTGCTGACAAAAGCTGGGTAGAAGGAAACTCCATACTGGTAACGGATGTACGTTACGAAAACGAGGCCAAAGTCCTTATAGACAAGTTTGGTTTCATTCTTGTTAAAATAGACGCTGATGGACTAATTCGTAAACAGCGTGCAGAAAGTCTTGGAGAAAACCTTGACTTAAACAATAGCGGAGACGCTGAAGTAGGCTTCATTAAAGAAGACCTGTTGGTAATAAACAATGGAGAGGACGATTTAAAGCAAATGGAACGTTACGCTGAAATAGCAATCAATATGGCTCAGGAGGTTGCTAATGGCTAATTCATTAACCCCTCACAAATCATACTACGAGAGTTTAGTAGAGGCGGATAAAAGCAATGACTTCCGCAAGATTTTGATTAGGTTAATGAATAGAGTTATCATGAAAGTAAAGGTTCCAATTGAGGTTAGAGAAGAGTTTTGCATGGACGTACTGACGATGTACTACGAGCGCTTTGGTGCAGTAGACGTTCCAGACAGCCTAGCAAACATCATTTCAACATACTACCTACAAGACGACACTAGAGGAGACTTTGGTGGAGAGAATAAGTTCGCTCGTTGTTCAAAGTTTGAGTACAGCTTCGCTTCTGATAAGAAGGAGAAAAGAATCCGTACAGAAGACTTGTACAAAGAATGCCCTATTAAATTAGACGTTCTCGAAGGCAATGGGTACACTCGTGACAGCATTGTTACCGATGATGAAGTAGCCAATGCAGAGCTTCGAGCAGACCTCATTAAAGCGATTGATAAAGCTGGATTAACGCCTGAAGAAAGAATGGTGATTGAGCTTAATTTAATCCAAGATTACACAATGCGTGAGATTGAGGTAATGGATGGAATGCCTTCACGAAGCACTTTGAGTCGTTACTTAAAGAGTGCTCGCAAGAAGATAGTAAAACAAATTTAAAATACTTTCAAAAAGGGGCTTGACTAAGCCTCTTTTTTGTGTTATAGTGTATTCATAGATAAGAGGAAAACACTTTAGGAGGAAATTATAAATGCCAAGAACACACAATAAAATCAGCCGTAAGAAAGCTATTGAAACGTATTTAGAAGGAGAGAATCCACTAGCGATTATCTCAGAGACTATTGAAGAGCATACATGGACAGTTGGATTTAACGTAGAGGACGCTTCTTTCTACAAGGAACGTAAAAGCAATCCATACGACACTTGTAAGAACCCTTGCTGCAAGTTATGTAAAACGATTAAGGAACAGACTGAAAGAATCCCTGCTTACTCTTTAGGGAAGACTTTAGCTAAACCTTTTGAAGAGCTTTCATTAGGGCACTTTGGAAAGCTTGCAGCAGCGGATGTATCAAAGGCTGATATGCCTAAACTGTTAAATGTTTCGATGAAGGAAATCAACGCTCATATTGAAAAGCTTGTTGAAGCTATGGGATTAGACGACGCCATCAACTTGCTAAAAGACTATGAGCTTTCAGATAGTATTGTACAAAAGCTTTTAGGAATTGGTGCTTACGACATGAGACTACACCGTCAACGTATGTTGGGAGCTCGGAAGGAACGCATTGCCGAAAGCAAGAAAGGTGAGTGGGCTTAATAATGGACATGAAGACTAAATTAAAGTTGGCTGGATTATGGATTCTACTAGGGGTTATGTTACTACTTGTATTAGTAGATTGGTTACTTCCGCTAGCAATGTTGAAATGGTTATTATAGGAGGATTTTAAATGAAGTTAAGAGACTTACTAAATGCAGCAGAATTTGATAGAATGATTGTACTAAAAAGCAATTCAGGAACCCTGATTGAAAGGTTTACAATGAATGACCATATAGAATATACTAGAGAGTGGGAAGGAATTGAGCCCCATCTTGACAGGCAGGTTACACTTATTTCAACAACAGTATCAAGTGACTTATATGTTGAGGTATGGTAAAGGAGGAATTTAAATGAAGTTATTTAAGAGTATGTTGTGGGCACTTTTAATAATTATCATAACGTTTGCTTTTATATTTTTAGTAGAGTATATTGTAGCTAATGTAAGTGGTATAGGGATATTCGTAATAGTTCTTGTTATATCGTTTATCTTTCTTACATTGACAATTTATTCAGAAAGCAGCTAAGGAGGGAGTCTGATGGAACCAAAAAGCATTTATGAAATATGTATTTTAAATAAGAGTACAGGATGTCTTGACGTGTTCCTTGTTGAAGATATTAGCAGCACCTTCGCTTGGATAAACTTTTCTGACAACTTTATGGAAGACTTTCACGACGACAGTAGTGTTGTGGTTACAGAAATCAAAGGAGGATTTTAGAATGGAACTTTTACGAAGAATCACTTACAGTTTATTAGTAGCTTTATTAGTGGTATTTTTAACAGGAATTTTCTTTGCAGGATTTTATTGGCTATTAGTGCTAACGAGTCCTTTAGGAGACCTTGGAGTATTAATCACATTAGGGGCTATAGTATTCGTTTCAGTAGCTTTATTCGCATTTTTAGAGTCAAATTAAGGAGGAATTTTGAATGAAATTGAAAGACTTATTAAATGTAGTAGACCCAATGCAGGACATCACTTTGGAAATAGCTGGATTAACAGCCCCAGAAGGAATTTATGCTAAAGATATTCAGAAACTGCGTCCAATGGCCTTAGAAATGGAAGTTGTAGATGTTCACACAGCTTGGTATAATGGTGAGGACAGCATTGAAACAACTTTAGGAGTCGTTGTAACAGGAGGTAATAAGAAATGATTGAACTGTTTAAAGAAAATTTAACGCTTGACGAAATGAGTGATATATGGTATGGTTGGGATAATGAAGGCCTTCTATACGGCTGGGAAAACGGCGAAGCTGGAGAAGCCTATGCTTTACTGTATGAAAAAGGCTATAACATGGACTCCATTAAGGTATTGCACGAGGCTTTTGATACCATTGGAGAATTGATTGGAGCGATTTAGAAGTGCTACTTAGAATAAATGAATCAGACAATTATGCTGAATACAAGGAATACATTGAGCTTTCTGAAGTATACGGCGGAAAGATTTTACTAGAACTTTATATTGAAGAGGCCGAAACCGATAATTATATTAGTGTGAAAGAAGCCTACTTAGACGAAGAGTCTGTTGATAAGCTTATCGAAGCATTACAAAGATTTAAGAAAGGTGGTAATTAAATGGAATTAACTAACTTATCTCCTGAGGAATTGACAGCAATGATAGCAGCTTTAGATTACGTATGGAACCACGACCTTGAGGAAAAGGTTATAGAGGAGTTCATGGAAAATGAATTTACCGAAGAAGGAGAAAACTTCCCTGAGATGTTCGATGAACGGCACTTTGAAAAAGCGCAGGGAACTCTTATCGACAAAGCCTATAATGAATCTATCTTAGTTGATTCTCATGACTTAGAAGAATTTGACGACACCTATTCTTGTGGCTGTTGCATGTGTTGTGGATGTACCTGTGACGATTACATGTGGGAGGATGATGGAAGCTTTGACGACGACGATTGGGGAGACGATGATTAATGAAAAGTAGATACTCTGTGGGAACCTTTTGGAAGTTTCCAGACGACTCTTTATTTTACATGGTTATGGGCTCATTTGGATATGAATATAGTACAGCATACTACGACCCTTTAGATGGAAACGTACACTTTATGATGGTCTATGAAGAGTCTTTAGACAACATGGTTCCAAGCACTAACTTAGACATTAACAATATTATTATAGAGGCTGTTTCTAAACAGCCTTAAAGGAGGCATTTTCATGGCTAATTACTACGTGCTTGAAAGACTTGACGACAACTCTGGCAAACTCCATCAAGTAAAGCAGTATAAAAGCTTAGATAAAGCTATTAAATATGCTAAAGAGATGAGCACCTTTAAAAAGACTTATCAAGTAGCTGGCCAGTACGATATGAAAAGGCTTGCCAATACTGGAAGACTTATTTAAAAACTGTGAGAGAGGCCTTGACAAAGGTCTCTTTTTATGTTATAGTAAATCCATAAGAAAGATTTAGGAGGAAATTATATGAAGATTTCAGTAGACTTACCTAACGAAGATAAAGCAAAGGCGGCTATTAAAAAAGTTAAGGGTAAGAAACCCTTATTAACAATTGAAGAAGCTTGGGCAAAAATCTTCTCAATGAAGAACTCTGCCAAGGATAAGGAGCGCTTATTAAAAGTTAAGGAATACCTAGAAGAAGGTAAGGTAAGCCGTGAGGAAGATAAGTTGAATAAGAACTTCTCAAAGGCCGAGGCTCTGCGCATTTATCAAAAGGTTCAAGAAATGGAACGAGAAGCTCTCCTAGAAAGCATTCGTAACAAAGACCTTTCATTATATCCTTTAATAAATGATAGATTCACGCTTATTGAATGGGTTAATAAGGCAGTCTCGTGTGATGATGAATACTTGGCGATGGACTTTGAAACGGTCGGGGATAATGGCGGTACTAATAAGTATGCAGAAGACATTTCAGGATTCTCTCTAACATACCGCTACAAAGGCGAAGTGATTAATGGATACGTACCTATGCGACACCGTGAAGAAGACGGCTCACCTAGTCCTTTAAATATTGAGAATGTGGAGTGGGCTGAAGAAGCTATTAGGAAAGTATTCGCTTCTGATAAAGCTACTGTATGGCATAATGCAACTTTTGACCTGGGGCTTGCAAAAGCCTCTTTACAGATTGTTCCTAACATCAATGTTCACGATACTTTAATTATAATGCACTTACTGGATGAAGACTTAAAGAGCTATAAGCTAAAAGACTTAGTGACACGTTACCTGAACATGCCCTCCAGCACCTTTGAGGAAATGTTTGGTAAGAATGCCAAGTTTGCCGACGTAGATGTAATGATTGCTCGCTGGTATGGTGCTAAAGATACCCACGTCGGATTCCTTTTATTTGAATGGCAGTTGAACATCCTTAATAAGCCTTCATTCGCTAAGATTAAAAAGGTTTATGAACGGATTGAGCGACCTTGTATCATGGCCACTTTTGAAATGGAGTCGGAAGGCTTCCATATCAACATGGAAGAGGTTGAGGTACAGCGTAAGGAAAGCGAGGCAGAATTAGAAGAGATTTCTGCACGCCTTCAAGCACGCTTTGGCGACGTTAACTTTAGCTCTCCATCACAGCTTTTAAAACTGCTTTACGTAGACAATGATTGGAGTAAGTATGTTACGCCTGACCACAAATCCATTCTAAGAGGCCATGTAGGTTATGATAAGCATGGAATAAGCAATAACAAACTGTTTGCATTAATGCCTAATGGAAGTGTTATCCTAGACCCTATTGTAAACGCTGAAGGAAAGGTTGTTCCTAAGAACGACCGAAACAAGTTACAAGCCAATGCTAAGGCTATGAAAAAGATTGCCAAGGCCGTTGATGAGGTTCAGGACATCCTTGATTATAAAGACTTGACAAAGCATTTGACAGCTTTCGTAAACAAGATTGACACCTTCATTGCACCTGATGGAAAGCTTCATGGACAGTTTAATCAATTCGGTACTGTTACAGGCCGTTTCAGTGCTTCTAATCCAAACTTACAACAACAACCTAAGAAAGCTCGTAAGATGTTTGAGGCTCCAGAGGGCTCATTAATCCTTGGAGCAGACTTCTCCCAACAGGAGCCACGCCTATTGGCTCATTCGAGTGGTTGCCAAGAACTTATTAACATCTACAAAGAAGGCCGTGACTTGTATTCTGAAATGGCTTCAGCAATCTTTAATAAGCCTATTGAGGAGTGTCTGGATGGCTCCATTTACCGTAAGAACACTAAGATGATTGTCCTTGCCATCATGTATGGAATGGGCGCCTACAGCCTTGCTGACATCCTTCGTATCGACGCTCAGGAAGCTCAGAAAATGATTGACGACTTCTTCGTTGTATATCCTGAAGTAGAAACTTGGATTGAAGGTAATAAGAAAACAGTTGTTAAGCAACGCTATGTTGAAACGCTGTTTGGAATGCGTCGCAGATTCAAGCATGAAAACTTTGACATCCTTAAAAAGAATTGGAACTCCTTAGATGAAAATGATAAGAAGCTCCGCTCAACAGCGGCAAGAGCCTTGCGACAAGCTACTAATGCTTTAATCCAAGGCGGAGCAGCCTCTCAGACTAAGCTTGTAATGAATGCTGCTAGAATCCGTTTGAAAGAGTTGTCAGAGGCTCGTGGAGAACCTAACTCATTTGGATTCCTTGCCCAAGTGCACGACGAGCTGTTATTCAAAGTTCCTGAAGATGTTACTACACAAGAGGTTGACGCTATTGAGGATGTTATGGTAAACACAGTTAAATTAGTGGTGCCTAGTAAGACTGATATTGAGATTGGTAAAAACTGGGGTAAAATGACTGCTAGAAAAGATTGGTTTAAATAAATTTCAGAAAGGGGCTTGACAAGCCTCTTTTTGTATGCTATTATTAATCCATAAAGAAGAGGGAGGAAATAATTATGCTATTACGAATTGGTGATAAAGTTACTATTAAAGATGATTTAAGACATAGTGATTTATATCAAGAAACACTTTATGTGTCGTTAGAAATGGCCAAACTGAAAGGCAAAGAAGCCTATGTAACAAGGGTTGATACCACTCGTGAAGTTACTTTAGTAGAGCTTGACATAGACCAAGGGAAGCATTTATGGAGTATTGGTATGTTCAGCTTGATAAGAGACATTCCAGTAGTGGATATTACTGAAGAGCTATCAGACACCAAGGATAAGCCTTCAGAACTAACTTTAGGAATGCTTTTGAGTAAGCTAACTGAAGACATTAGTGTAAACATTGATTTAAGTTTTGAATATGAAGCTACTAGAATCGTGTCTGAAAACTATTACTCATGGCAGCTAGAGCCTTATTATAATCGAGTTGTTAAATGGTTTGCACCTGACTTTGATAATGGAGAGTTAGCAATACTTTTGGAAGGAGAGTTTTAATATGAAGCTTAAAGTAGGAGATATAGTAACTGTTAGGGAGGCTTTTGACAATGCCTAGGAAATACTATGGAGAAGTGTTAGGAAAGTTCTTTCGAGACCTGTTATTCGCATTACTAGTAGCTGTCTTTATCTTATGCTCACTACTACTTATTTACATGATTGGAAACGGCATTTACCTATTCTTTGGAAAGGCTACTCTAATAGCTGTTATAACCATTGCGGTAGCTGTTCCACCAATCTGGGCAGCGCTTTATTATAAGGCTAGAGAAAACTTTCGGAAAGACGCTATCAGAGTCCGTCAAGAAAGATTTAATGAACAGCATGGAACAGCCTTTAACGTAGACATTAGATACATGCTTCCTGAAGACATTATCGACCAAGCTTCGACAATTTGTGGAATAGACCCTTACGATGTTATTGCTAAGACGGATGGAATGCAACAAGACGCTCTGGTAGAGGCTTTGTTAAACAATGCTAGGTTTGATAGATGTTTCTCAATAAGCTATAGCACCGTAGAATCAGAGTCAGGACTTCTTGATTATCAGGTTTGGAATGTTCCTACATCGCCTTCACATAATTATGTAAATAGTCCAGAAGAACTATTAGAAGAGCTAGAGAAAAGCTCCTTTGTATGTGGTAAGAACTTCTCAAAAAACCAATTCGCAGAGTTTGGCCCAGAAGATGGACACGGCTCTTGGAAATCTATTCGGCTAGATATTTCAAAAAAAAATCTGGCATAACCTATTGACAAATAGTTGATAAGGTGTTAATATAGGATTATAGAAATGAATTAGGAGGAAGTTTATATGAAAAGCATGTATGAACAATTCAAAGAAGGTACTTTACAGGCAGGGCAACGAGTTACTTTCACAGGAACAGTTGAAGAGATTGACAACTCAGATACTTTATTTCCAGTGTTAGTAAACATTGAAGGGAACGGAAAAATGTGGCTTAGAGAAGGAACTATTAAGTATATGGAACCAGCTCCCGAGAAGCTTTATGAAGTAAGTATCGGAGGCTATCTGTTAAGTTATTATGGAAGTGAATATACTGGCGGACAGTGGAACTCCTTTATGTGGAGACGTAGAGAAGTGCCTACAGACATCCTTGTGCAATCTTTTCCTATGAGCTTCTTAGAAAAGCATTTCCCAGAGGCTGTAGCAATCGCTAAAGAAATTACTAAGGAGGAAGTTTAAATGGATTTTAAAGAGTTTAAGAAAGAGATTGAAAAGGTAGATTACCTAACTGTCAAAGAAGGTGACCTTGATGATGTTTTAGTAAAGTCTGATTTAGGTATGCCAAGTGGTACACCCGCACTCGTTGCATGTATTGGTAGTGCAGGCGAAGTTGATTTCGGCTGGTACGGTGTTATTAAAGCCGCTCATATGCGGAAAGTTATTAAGCTTGTTGAGGACTTTGCTGAAACTCCGTACGAAGAGCGAATGAATAAGCACTATTACTTATTAGTTGGGGGAAACCGCGTTAAAAGCTTTGAATGTAACATTGAAAGAGTAACAGAAGCAGACCCTGAGTATAATTTAGAAATAACCTTTAGTAATAATCACGCATTAAGAGTTGCTTATTTTGAGAAGAAGTTTGCGGAAAGTATTTTCAAAAGAGCAGGCGTTAAATTTGAATGGGAGGAAGCTTAAATGATTAATTTAAATGGAACTGAAGTAGGGATTTTAAAATGTACTGGAAATGATTGCAGGTATAGTTGGTGGACTGTTGAAGGAATTTACCCAGTCTACTATAGAGGAGGACAAGGCAGATTCTACATTATTGACAATGAGGGTGACAAACGTTCAGGCACAAGTATTCAAGATATTATTGACTTTCTCACAGAATCGGGAGTAACTCTTGAATTAGTTTTGGAACAACCTTCTCCAGAGTCTGTTAAAACGGAAGGTTCCATGAAAGTTGTTTGTAAAGCTGCTCCAATACCTAATTGGTGGACTGTGGGAAAGGTATATGAAGTTCATACTAGTAAACATCGTTTATACCTTGTGGACGACGAGGGAGACAACCGCTATCGGGAAGACCTTTCAGAAATCCTTGATAATACTAAGAATGACTACACTACTTTCGAATTAGTTGAAGAAAGCTGTCCAAAAATGTTGAGTACAATTGCTCAAGTAAAAGCCAAGATTAAAGCTGCTCAAGAAGTTGCGAATAAAGCTTATGAGGAAATTGGACGTTTAGAGGCTGATTTAGAAGTATTAGAGAAATACGTATAGGAGGAAGCTTAAATGAACATTAAAGTAGGAGATTTAGTAACCATTAGAGAAGACTTACAAGAAGGAAAATATGGTGCAGACAGCGTTGTTGAAGACATGCTAAAGTATTGTGGAAAGTCTTTTATAGTTGCTAGGATTAGAGAAAATGGTAAAATTGATTTAGACGGCGTTCCTTGGAACTGGACTCCCGAAATGCTTGTAGACAAGCCTTCTGGAAAGATTATTGGATACCGCTGCTTAGATACTGGAGGTAAAGATTCTTGGTGGTCTGCAGGGAAGGTTTATACAGCATATAAGAAGCATGGGCAAGAATTTATTATCGACGACGAAAACGACGAGCGCTTTTTAGCAGGGCAGTCCTTAGAAGCAGCGATTAAATACCATAAAGATTATTATGGAACAGTTTTCGAGCCAGTTTATGCAGAAACTTCTGATGAAGTCCTTATCGAACGAATTAAGAAAGATATTGAACGCCTTAATAAAGACCTAGAAAACCTTATCGGAAAGCGTGACAGAATTAATGACCAAATAATCCAACTAGGTTCTAAGTCACGCAAGCTGAAAGAAGTTTTAAAAGTTCTTGAGAAGTATGAGTAGGAGGAAGCTTATGTCTAAGTATTATTTTACGATTATGGTAGGCAATCATATAATGAATATCATCGCTAAGTCAAATGGATTATCAGAAGAGTTTATTGACAGCGTTACTAAAGAGGTTGCAGAAGGCTTAGGAGAGGGCATTGATCCTTCTCAAGTGGCCGTTCTGAATATTATTAAATTGGATGTAGAAGGGCGTTTAGAAAGACTTTAGGAGGAATTAAATATGTTAACGAAAGATTTTATTGAAGCTGTCGAAGAGCTTGGTTATGAAGTGGATAGTGGATGGCCAGATGCTCTGTACGTGGAAACTCCAGATGTTGAAACTGATACTGTAGTGGCTATATGTTCTGACAAAGCGGAGCCTGCCTCATGGTATGAAGGTACTGCAATTCCAGCTTCTGACGCAGCAGCCTTGGTTAAGCTAGTAGAAGAGTATGCCAATACTCCTGTAGAAGAGCGTGAAGAGGCCATTGCTTCAAAGACTTTACAAGATTACGAATTGGAAGAGCTTTGTGAAGCCATTTCTAAAAAGCTTTTAAAAGAGTATGACCCAAATGTTCAGGTTCTTATTTCACAAGAACGAATTTCATTTTATGAGCCTAAGTGGAGTACTCTTTCCGGATGGGCTTTTGAAAACTTATAGAAAAACTTTACGAAAGGGGCTTGACAACAGGCCTCTTTCATGTTATTATAGGTACATAGAAAAGCACAGGAGGATATTATGAAAGACTTATTTAAATTTGTATGCACACTCATTCTGATGGCCACTGTAGTAGGCGGTTACGTAGCTATTCAACTAATTATTATAGCAGTTTGTGGAACGCTTTTACCAACATGGTTATTCGCAATCGTTTTAGTATGGCTTGTATCAGTCAATTACAGAATATTAGTAAAAGGTGAGGTAGAAAAGTTATGAGCAACGACATTTACCAAGGCACTCAAGACATTTACTTGAAAGCTTTTTGGATTGAGATTGACAGACTTCGTAACAAGGCAGGTGTCACATGGAGCTTTTTAGTACACGGAGACACTCCCAGAGCGATTAATGGGACGGCTAATCCATCCATCAAAAAGACTTTACAGCTAATGGATAAGCTTGATGCAGACTTACTAGAGTTTCAGTTAAACGTTGATGAAACGTATCAAAGACTTTTGTCAGGAGGACTTTATTAATGAATATTTTAAACGGCTCAGAAATGTCTCGGTTAATTTACATGGTGGATTGTCAAATAGGTATTGTAAAATCTAACCTAGCGTTTTATCAGCAGGAATCCATAAGTAGTAGCCTAGGCCTTATCGAATCCATTACAAACGAGTTGACCGAACTTACTAGGATTAAGGCTCGTTTAGAAGTTATGTTAGAGCAATTCGATAAACTTTTATAGGAGGATATTTAAATGCTTATTAAAAAGGAAAAGAAAGCCTATTTCTTCACTCTTTTCGGAATGGGTTATCATCCAGTTGTGATAGGTGTAGACGCCTATTCGGACGCTGTGGCGATTGAGCGTTTCTACAAGCTTTGGAAAAAGCATTATCCTAAGCATTATAAAACACATAAAGAGTTCAATGTAGAAAAGTTTCCGATACTAGCTAAAAAAGACTATTAGGAGGTATTTTAAAATGATTCCTGAAGGAACATATTTGAGAGATTCATCAGGCCTTAACCACTACCTTATCGAAGGCCATATCATCGGCGTTAAGACAGGTGTAAGAGGCTATCAGACAGTTGTATGGGACAAAGAGCTTGATAAAATGTATGAGCAAAACTTCCACGAGCAGTCTCTTATGAATGATGTTAAAATGTCTAAGAAAGAAATTGAAGAGTTTAACGAAAAGTATAAAGAATGGAGTTGGTCACACGATGTCTAAGTATTTTTATGCGAATACGAATCCAAACCTTGCAGCAAACTATCCAAAAGGATGGACAAGCTTTTTCCATAATATTGTAGGCTATGATGAGCCTTTGTCAGAAGATGTTCTAACGGCTTATCAGCTTAAAGAAATCACTGATTTAGGAGAGCTTCCAGAACACCATAAGAAAGTATTTGAAACACTTTCCGCAATGGAGTACAGCACCGTTGAACAGGCTTTAAAAACATTTAAAACAAATTATGTGGAGGGTATTTAATATGAACTTTTTAAAATATCCATCTCTAGTCAATCACTACGCTATTGGAAAGTCTCAGCGTCTTGTAAATAGGTACGATAATATATTATGGTATGCTTCTGAGAAAATCCATGGAGCAAATGCTTCTTATGCTTTATCAGCCAATGGAGAAGAATATTTTGCAAAACGCAGTGGCATTATTGCTGACGATGATAAGCAATTTTCAACTCTTCCTGACTGCATTACTCCAGATATTCGTCAAGGAGCTAAAAAGCTTTTTGACTACTATCCTGACGCCGATACAATCTACGTGTTTGGGGAGTTCTTTGGAAAAGGCGTTCAGCACATGGATTATGACATTGTCAAAGAAGGCAAAAAAGCCTTTAGAGTGTTTGATGTAATCCTTAAATTTAAAAATGATGGATTAGTAGTTTGTGGAATAAACGTTTGGAAAAACGTATTTGACAACGATTCGATTGTTCCTTACAACACTTTAGGAAAGACCTTGAAAGAGTTCCTAGAAACTTCTCCAAGCGAAGAGTCAGCTCTTGGAGGATATTCAGAAGGTATTGTTCTAAAACCTTTAGCAGGCTACCCTATGAAGACTACTCAAGACTTTCTTGGAGTTAAGTATAAGACTGAAAAGTATTTAGAAGTTAAAGACAAGCCTTCTAAGTCACGTAAGAAAGCTCCAGAATTAACTGTAGAGCAATTAAATACTTTAAATAATTTAGGTAAATATATTACCAAGCAGCGTGTCTCTAATGTATGCTCTCATGGCGATTATGAACTTACCGAGAAAAACATTGGTAAAATTATGGTGGAAGTTAAGAAAGACGCTGCCAACGAATTTATTAAAGAAACTGGGTCAATGTCCACCGAAAAAGAGCTTATCGGATTAACTAGGTCTTTCTCAGGTGAGATTGCTAAATATATTAAAGAATTAATCCAAGAAAGTTACCAAGACGCGTTGACAAGCAATTAATAAAGTGGTATAATTAGATTATGTTAAATTTAGGAGGAAATGATATATGAATTTTGAAGAATTAATCACACAGGTAGAAGAATGGTCACGTAACAAAGGATTGGACAAAGCAGCTCCTGAGAAACAATTCTTAAAAGTTATTGAAGAGGTTGGAGAAGTAGCTGCTGCTATGGCTCGTAACGACCGTGAAGAACTTATAGACGGCCTTGGAGATACTTTTGTAACATTAATTATCCTTTGTCAACAGCTTGGAGTAATTCCTAGCACAGCTTTAGGAGTGGCTTATGAAGTTATTTCAGGGCGTACTGGAAGAATGGTTGAGGGCGTATTTGTGAAAAGCGAGGACTTGTAGGAGGCCGTTTTAATGGAATTTGATAAAGTTTATTATAGACGTAACCATGATGGTACCTTATTCCTAATTGTTAACAGAGCTGGAATAGCTTCATTACGAAAGGTTACAGGAATGTCGAAAGAAGTTTCCTTACGCTTTGAAGATTGCAAGTATGAGTGGCGTATTAATAAATACAACACACCTTTAGGATTAAGTATTTTTGAAGAGATGGATGAAACCTTTTGGATTGAAATTCCTGAAGGCATGACAATAGACATGGTAAGACTTTCCTCAGCACCTCATGTAAGAATTTCAGACTGCTTCATTCCAATTAAATAAACACTACCAACAGCCTTTCCGAAGAGTTTTACGGAGGGGCTGTTTTATAGTTTTCAAAAAGGCAGGGGTGAAATTTTTAAAAAATTTTTTCCAAACTTCAAAAAATTTAAAAAATTTTTCTTAAAAGTTTTTCCTAAAAGCGCTACTGGATTCCATTATTAGCGCTTATTTTACATATTTATTGAAATAGCGTGTTGCACAGGCGCATTCTGAGCGCATTTCGCACTGCTTTCTGCACAACTATCCACATATTTATTGTGTGGCGCCTTGTATATGCTGCTATACATGCCTTGCCACTGCTTTTGCTAAACATTATTGGATTAGGCTGCTATATATGCACTATCATGTGCCTTTACTATATCCTATCCCCTATGCTTTATAGTTAGTTTTCCTATAGGTTACCTTAGGTTATGTTACTATACCTTACTCTACTATACTCCCCCCCCCAGTTTCCACGAGAAGTGCCCTATAAGGGGCTTTTTAAGCATTTTTACACCTTTTTAAAGGCTTTTCTTGCTCTTTTTACA